CCATCAGCGCGACCTCGCCGGGCGCATAGACGTAGCCGCAGGCGATATGGGTGCCCGAAGTGAAAGCCATCGGTTTTCTCCAATTCGCTCTATTTCGCGCCTGCCGAGCGTGAGCAGTTTTGACGCCTTGGCGCGTCGAGCCGGATCAGCGATTCACCGCGTAGACGGCCACCGGTATCGAGTAGCTGCCCGCTACGGACAGGAGCGGCACGTTCATCACCGCCTTGAAGGTGTTGGCTGCGGTCGGCAGCGCATGGTGGATGGCATATCCATTCGGGAAGGTGCTGGGACTGGTCGGATAGACCTCCAGCAGGTCCGTCGTCAGCACGCCGGTGCAGGTGACGCCCGCGACCGTGCGGACGCCGGCGGCGACGGTGATGAGGTTCGTCTCGCCGATCGTGGCGTTGCAGATGAACTGACTGGCCTTCGGTCCGGCGGGGCCCGTCGCGCCGGTGGCGCCGGCTACCCCCTGCGGTCCGGCAACACCCTGAGCGCCAGCAGGACCGCTAGGGCCAGCAGGGCCAGTTGCCCCAGCAGCACCTGTTGCTCCGGTAGGCCCAGCAGGACCAGCGGCGCCGGTAGCACCAGCGCTGCCAGTGTCACCGCGTAGCCCAGCCGCGCCAGTGTCGCCCTTCGCTCCTGTCGCACCGGTCAATCCTTGGGGGCCTGCGCTTCCCTGAGCGCCTGTATCGCCTTTTGGGCCTGCTGGTCCGCTCGGTCCTGCCGGACCTGCTGCTCCCGTTGCGCCTGTTGCGCCTGTCTGGCCCGTTGGTCCCGCCGGTCCTGCATCGCCCTTGGCTCCTACAGCACCCGGAGCGCCTGCCGGGCCAGCGGCTCCGGTATCCCCCTTCGGACCAGTCGCTCCATTCGCGCCGGCTGATCCCGCAGGGCCCGCTGGACCGGCGATTCCTTGCGGTCCGGCGGGACCAGCAGGTCCAGCCACACCATCGTTGCCATTACGGCCAGGAGACCCAGCCGGGCCGACAGGTCCAGGGCCACCGTCTGCGCCGCGAGCGCCTGCTGGCCCAATTGCGCCAGCGGGTCCGGGGATTCCTTGCTGTCCGGCATTGCCCGGCTCTCCCTTGTCACCTTGCGGACCGGGCGGCCCCGCAGGACCGGCGGGCCCCTGCATGTTCTTGAGGCTGTAGCCAACCGGCCGTGCGTCAGCCGGGATCGGCGCAACAAGCGCGAGGCACAGCGCGAGATGGAGCACGCGACGCATCAGCCGCCCCCGATGCCGTAGTGCATTTCAGGGGTGCAATCGCCGGTCGGCGTGCCGATCGTCATCGCGGAGATATAGACGGGCCGGCTGGTCCCCATCGTCGCCTCGGTGCGAGCGAGGTACAGCACGCCCGTGCTCGTGGTGACCTGGTCTGTCGCGTTCATCACGCCGAGCAGCCGAATGTCCACGTCGCACGGGTTCACGATGCGATAGGTGGTGGCGTTGGCCGGGCGATTGATCGCGAAATTCTTCGGCGTCGGCCCGAGGCCGGAAAGCTGGATCGGCGCCGAGTGCAGCCGGGTAAATGGCGCACTCATGACGTTCATCGGCGCCAACAGAGAGCCGCACGGGGCGGCCTCGCGGGTGTTCCCGGTAGTGCAGTAGATGACGGTCCCGACGATGCCGGACCCGTCCGGGGAGTGCCAGGGCTCGTAGGCGGATTGGCCGGCGAGTCCGATCAGCGCGAGGGCGCTGAGCGCTGCGAGAAGGACAGGCCGGCGCATGGCGTTAGCTCCGACGCGGGCGGCCGCGGCGGCGCGGAGTGACCGAGGCCTGCGCGTCGCTGTCATCGTCGGGCTGCTCGGTCTCGGACTCCTCAGCTTCCGATTCCTCCTCGCCCTCTTCTTCCTCGTCATCCTCCGGCTTCGGAGGCCCGACAATCTTGGCGATGCCGAGCGACACGAGTTCCTGCGCGTGGGAACGCGTGGCCTCGTAGGGCTCGCTGGCGGCGTTCTTCGGCTCGGAGCCCTCGTGGTAGGTCGAGATCGGCTGGACGAGCACCTTGTCGGCTTTGGCCATGGCTGATGACTCCGGCGAAAGGGGACCCACGGCAGGTAGCCGCCGCAGGTCGTTCATGATGATCGTCACGGCTGCGATCAGACGGTGACGAGGTTGCCCTTCACGAAGGCCTGCGGACGGTAGACCGCCAGGGCCAGCCGCTCCTCAGCGCGGATCGTGATCATGTTCTTCTCGAAGTCGTCGTTGTTCTCGGTGGAGATCAGCACCTCGATCGACATGCGGTCGAAGATCTGAGCGCCGAGACGGAAGGCGCCGACGAGGAAGTCGTTGGGCGTCATCGCCAGGGTGGTGGCCACCGGAAGACCCCAGAGCGTCGGGCCGATCTGACCCTGCGGCTGGCCGATAATGTATCTGCCTTGGGTGTCTTTGGTGAGCTCGATACGGGCCCAATCAGTATCGTTCAGCGCGATGCCGGAGGCCGGGTAGAGCGCCAGGGTCGCCTGGAGGATGGCGAGGCGGAGGCGGTCGATCGGGGTCTCGGTCGAGACCGTGAACGGCGCGGTGTAGGGGCTGGCCTGCGGCATCACACCGAAGATGTTGCCGCTGGCGCCGTTGCCGTAGAGAAGCTGCGCCTCTTCGGCGAACAGCAGGCCGTACCGGGCCCGGCCGTCGATGTAGGAGACGAGGCCGACCGCGTCGTCGAGAAGCTGGCGAGAGCCCTTGAACAGGTGCGCGATGGTCTTCACCGGCACGTTGCGCATGTCGAACGTCAGGCTCGACTCGGGCTTCTTGGCGCCCTCGGCGACGATCGCCGCGGCGTTGGTGAAGCCGGTCTCGACCGGGTACTCGATGGAATTCGAGTTGGTCTGGCCGGGCGTGAACAGGTCACGGATGCGGAGCTTGCGATCCGGCAGGTTCACGATGCCTTGGCGGTCGGAGGCGATGAGCGAGTTGCTCAGCGAGGTGGTCGAGCCGGTGACACCCGGCACGGTCAGCATCGCCTTGGTCTCGACCGAGGTCCGCACGTTGCCGCGAAACTGGCTGCCGAGCTCCTTCACGCCCCTGAAGCTCTCGCTGTCGACGAGGTGCTGGCCGAGGGTCTTCACCTCGACCGGATCGCCGCCGCCGCGACGGGCCGACTTCTGCTCGACCTCGGCGATCCGAGCGTCGAATGCAGTGATCTGCTTTCCAAAATCGACGAGGGCGGTATCGACCGCCGACTTGGTCTCACCGGCCATCGTGCCGGTCGACTTCATCTCCTTCTCGACCTTCTCGGCCAGCCGGGAGACCTCCTCGAACTTGCCCTTGAGGGCGTCGGTCGCGGCCTTGAATTCAGCCTCGCCGACGCCGCCATTCTGGCCGGTCGCGGCGCCGCCGCCGGTATCCGGCGCGAGGGCGACGCGAATTCCACCGATCGAGCACGACGCGAGGAAGGCAGCCGGGATCGCCCCGGCGATGAAAATCACCTTGGACACAGGATTTCTCCAATACTTGAGGATTAAATCAGCCGAACAACGACATGAATTCGTTGAATGCGGCCTTGCTTTCGGAGGGGCTCGCCTGACCGCCCTCATCGTCACGATGAGCTAGCAGTGTCGGAAAGACCGTCGCGGCGAAACGAGCGGCCTGCGATCGTGTGAAGCCCGCGTCGCGCAGGGCATCTTCACACTCACGTCGGTTAGTCGGCGCCGATTTGGTGCCGCCCTCTAGGAGAGGTCCGCCCACAGCGTCCTGCAAATCCTGGAGGTGAGAGAGGAATTCCGCGCGGTCTGCCGCCGTCGGCGAAGCCTGACCGGTCATCGCGCGGGTGTGCAGCGCCATCAGCGCGGCGATGCCGGAGCGGGCCCGGTCACTATCGACGACGCTCAACTGCGCCTTTACCTGGAGCACGAGGCTTTGCGCATTCGACGGGGTGTCGACGACGCTGATCTCCTCCAGAGCGATGTCCTTGAGCACGCGGCGGGCGCCGGTGGCGATGGCGGCGGCCTTCGTGCCGAACTCGGCACCGTTGGGCCGGACGCGATAGCCGACCGAGAGGCCGGACAGGGCACCGTCGCGAATGCCGGAATAGATGTAGCGGCCGGTCTCCGTATCCATGCCGGCGACCCTGCCCTTGACGTGCAGGCCCTTGCTGTCCTCCTCGACCACCTGCCAAGAGCCGACACCGCGACGGCCGCCGAGTGCCGGGAGGCCGTGGTTGAGGTGCATCGCGATGCGCCGGCCGGACGTCTTCACCTCCGCAAGGCCGGGCGTGAACGCGCCTGGCACGATGACATCGCCATGCCAGTCGACGTTGCCGAACACGGCGCCGTAGCCCTCGAATTCACCTGAATCGGCGTTGCCGGCGGCCTTCGCCTCGAAAGGCGCGACGTAGATGTCCGTCATGATTCTTGATCCCAACCTCGGTCTGCTCGACTTTTCCTCGACGTTGCTCGCCCAATCGGGGTCGATCTCAACGAAGATCTCAGGGCCGAACATCAGCGGGCCGGGGAACGGCTCGATCTGGTCGAGATCGACGTCGCCGGGCTCGTATGTGAACGTGACGTGCGGCTGATAGGTCGGGAAATCGAATGAGGCGCCAGCGTCTCTCAGGAACCGCCACCGGGCCTGCAATTCGTCACTCGCGAAGGTCAGCACAGTTGCCTTGCCGAACGCCTTGACCGCTCGGCCGCCGCTCAGAGCCATGAGACCCTTCTCATCCGGGCGAATGCCGCTCCAGTCGAAAGGCTCATTGCTGTAGGCGACCGTCACATGCAGATCGGCCGGCAGCATCACCGTCGCGAACCCCTGCCCTTTCGCCCACGCGATCAGGTCGTTCGCGTTGAGCAGCGGGCGATTCACGTAGAGCGTGCGGGCGGCCATCGGATGCGCCTTAGGCAGTGATGTGGCGGACGGCGCGCATGACGGCGTCTTCCATGTGCGTGTTGGCCAGCGCCAAGTCGCGGCCTGCGAAAACCGCGGCGCCGGGCTTGGTCCCGCCGATTTCGTGCAGCAGCGCGATGAAGGCGGCGCCAGCGTCTTTCACGCGGACCATCTGCTCCTTCTCGATGTCGCTGAGCGTGCGATAGGTGTGCCGCACGGCATTGTTCTGTGTCCGCTCGTCGGCGGCGCTATCGAGGCGCGTCGTGGTCATAATCGGTCCTCAGGGATGGAGGCCGACCGGCACGTAGACCGGTCCGACCAAGGTGTAGAAGGCGACGCCGGGCTTCCAGGTCTCCTCCTCGTCGACCCAGCGGGATCGAGCAGGCTCCCAGACGTAACCGGGCCGGATTCCCAGCATCACGGTGCTTTGGCCGGACGCAGGCGCGACGAGGCGGGCCGCACGGCGCAGCCATTCCCAGAACATGACGATGCTCCCGTGTTACGTGGCTGCGCCCGTGGCGGTCTGATCGCCCACGGCAGCGGCATCGCGCGAGACGCCCGGCTCGCCCTTCGGCAGGTTGCCAGCGGCGGCGATGGCCTTCTGGATCTCCTTGGCGACCTTCGCCTGCTGCACCAGCACGTCGAGCGGCATCATCGCGCCCTGGACGAGGAGGTTATCGCCACCTGGCTTCGGCGGCAGGTTCTCCAGCGCCCGGATCTCGTTCGGCGTCATGAAGCCGCTTTGGCCCATGGTCCGGTAATACTCGGCGCGCCCCTTGCTGTCGGCGCGGAGCAGGCCCTCGACGTTGAACTCGGCGTAGAAGCGCGTCTGATCGCCCGGCGTCAGGCACTTCATGCTGAGTGCCTGCTCGATCTCCTTCAGGTGCGCTCGCAACGTGTACGTCAGGAAGCCGAGGTTGATCTGCTCCAGCCCGGTGCCCCAAGTGGTGCTCTTTTCGGTATGGCCGATGAGCGAAGGCGGCACGCCGAACCACCGGCAGATCGTCTCGACGTTGAAGCTGCGCGTCTCCAGAAACTGCGCGTCATCCGGCGCGATCGACAGGGGAGCGAACTCCCACCCGCCCTCGAACATCGGGATCTTCCCGGCATTCTCGCCTCCGGTGAAGCCTTGGAGGTATTCGCGCGTCTGCTGGCGCTGCGGGGCCGACAGGAACTGCGGAATCTTCAGGTAGCCGGACGGCTTCATGCCGTTTTTGAACATGGTGCCGGCGACGCGCTCGGCGCTGAGGGCGGTGCCGAGGCTCTGGCGCCCGGCGGCGATGGCCGAGATGCCGCTATAGCCGTCGAGGCTGAAACCCTTCAGGTGGAGGATGTCCTCCTCCTGATAGACCGTGGTGAGGCCCTCGAACACATAGGTGTAGGTCCGGCTGCCATCCCGTTGGCGGTCGATCCGCACCCGGTCACTCGGCAGAGGGTCGAGCGAGATCACCGAATTGTCGGTGCGCCGCTTCGTGATGGCGGCATAGGCGTTGCCCCGTGCCAGCTTGTTGGCGACCATCGCCGTCCAGAAATCGACCGCCGTCATGTCGGCATTGGGCCGGTCATGGATCACGCGATAGAGCGGGTGCTCCGTCGCCACGATGGCTTGGCCAGCGCCGGAACCGCGCTCGTAGAGCATGACGGGCAGCGTCGAGATGGTCTGCGCGACGAGGCGGATGCAGGCGAACACGGCATCCAGTTGCAGAACCGTCTCGACCGACACCCGCTCGCCGGAATGCGTCTGGCCACCGGTCGCCCAATCGAGCAGAATCGGATTGGTGAGGCCCATCCCTGTCGCCAGGGTGCCGACCGACTTCTTGAACAAGCCCATCGCAGTCCTCAGGCGTACAGGGGCGCTTCGAGGAAGGCGTCGAGCGTGCCCTCGAACTGCAGGGGCTCCGGGTTCCGGACCATCAGGAACACGGCATTGAACAGGGCCATCGCGACGTCGATCTTGGCGTCACCGGCATTCTGTTTCGTGGCTCTGACCGCGGTCGCGGTCGGCTCGATCTTGAGGTTGCCGACGCACCAGCCCGCCAGGGCCGATCCGCAATGTACCATCTGCCGGCTGACCAGCTTCCGCTCGGCGGTCTTGATCGCGTTCATCAGGCCGAACCCCTGATTGACGCCGACCAGACCCTTCTCCGCAGTGACGCCGATGCCATCGAGCGCCTCGACCAGGGCGCCGATGCCGGCCGGATCGACGCCGACCCCGCCAAGGAGGCCGCGGTCCTTGATCCGCTCGACGATGGCGACGATCTCCTCAATGTCCTGCAGATCATCATCGACCAGCGTGACCTCGTCGGCCTCAGCGAAGCCGCGCAGCACCGATTCGATCGACTTGCGACGCTCCAGCAGGATGGGATGGGCCCACCCGTGCGCCCAACCGAGCCACCGGCCCCCTCCCCGCTCCCGACCGAGCACGTAGAGGCCGAACAAGTCGTCAAGGCCACCGCCATCGACGCCAACCACAGCCACCTCACACCGGTCGAGCAGGGCTTCGAGATCCTCGATCTCCTCGTCCGCTTGCCGGTCCCAATAGGCGGCACCTGGCCAACCGTCCGTCTTCTGCCCGACACCGATTTCGATATTCAGGTGCTGCGACGCCCAGACCGAGATGGCGTGCGGACCCTTCCGGTTCTCCTGCGTCCAGTCCTGCACGAGGCTGTCGAGTTGCAGCGAGCGCCCGAGGTTCGGCATCACCATCGGCCACACCGCCGGATCCTGCCAGCGCTCGGGCTTCTTCGCGATGTCCTCCGGCAACTCGTACAGGATCGGCAGCATGCGACCCTCGAACTTCCCGTCGCGGATCCCGCGCGCCAGGGTTAGCTCGTCCTTGAACGCGCCGGCCGGGCGATCATCGCTCTGCGTTGTGATGATGAGGAGGAAGCCCTCCGTCATCTTCTCCAGCCCCCCTCGGATCTGGCGCATCACCTTAGTCGTGTGCGCGCTCTTGCCGAGCAGGTGAAGCTCGTCGACCAGAACGCCGGTCGGCTTCGGGCCGGTGAGAGCGTCGAGGCCGAACGTCTTGATCTGAAGCTCTGCCTTCGTCAGCCGATCCTTGATCACCTTGATGTGGTCACGGATGTGGAATCGCTTCGACAGTTCCTCGTCGTCTTCGATCATGCCCTTCGCCGCATCGAATGCGAGGGCTGACGTGTCCTGCGTCGGAGCAACCAGCAGGAAGCGAGCGCTCGGCCGCTTGTTCATCAGCAGCGCAGTCATCATCAGCCCGGCGCCGTATGTCGTCTTGCTGTTCCCCTTCCCGACCAGGGCGAAGATCTCGCGGATGTGCCGGATGTTGGTCGCCGGATCGCGCGAGCCGAACAGGGCGCGGACGATGTCGCGGAACCAGTCGCCGGCCGCATCTTCAAGGAGCGGCTTGCCCGGCACGTCAGGCAGGTGCAGCGCGTTGAAGAACTCGACCGCCGCGGAAGCCTCGCTCTCGAACAGGGGCAGGTCCGGCACGAGGCTGCGCCCTTCGCGCAACCGCTCGCGCCAGTCCGGGCAGGCCAAATTCCAGGTGGTCACTGGACCGTCTTCGTGCCCTGAGCACGGCGGGCCATCAACGCGCCCATCTTCGTGCTCTTGTCAGGGTTCTGAGCAGCCAGGGCCTGCTGCTCCTTCTTCCCGAGCTTCGGCGCTTTCTCCTCAATCGGCTCCTCAGGCTTGGCCTGCGGAAGCTCGTAGGGCTTGTCCTCCTCGGGCAGCGCGGTGATCTCCATCGCCAGTTTCAGCATCGAGGCATTGCCGTCGAGCGCCTTCTCGAACATCACCGCGAGGAGCGCCGAGCGCAGCTTCAGGCGACCGTCGGCGATCTCGTTGGCATACCGATCGCGGAACACGGGCTGGCCGATGCCGAGCAGCTTGCCGATGTTCTCGTGGCTCTCGCCGGCGGCCACCAAACGCTCGACCATCGCGCGCTGCTCGGCGGCCGGCACATACCGGGGGCGGCCACGCGGGGCTTTCGCCACCGGCTTCGGCGCCGGGGGGCGGCCGCGGCGTCGCTTTGGCTGCACAGAATCGGTCATGACTGCGACGGAAGCCCAAGAGTTTCGAGTGCGTCAGCCATCTGCTGAGCGTCTGCTCGCAAGCGAGCGGCTTGAGCGCGAAGCTCGTCAGCACGTTGGACCAGGTTGCTGACCTCGGCATCGAGGTAATCAGCCTGATTCCGGCGCGACTTCACCTCGCGATGGAGAAGCGCGTGCGCCTGATTCGACCAGGAGCTATAGCTGCCCTTCTCTGCGAGATAGCCTTCGATGTCCTGAGCCATGGGCGCTACTCGTCACTCACTTCGGCGTGGATGCGCTGCGCACGGGCAGCAGCGGTCTTTCGGCTGTGACATGCACCGCATAAAGCCATGCCATTGGCCGGATCCAGCAGGGCCCCGCCGTCCCGGCGCTCGATGACGTGATCGGCGAACAAACGATTGGTCGAGCCCGACGCGCTGCACTTCTCGCATTTGAAGCCGGCCCGCCGCATGACTTCGCTCCGCCACCGGCGATGCGCCTCGGTCGAGATCTCGGCGTCCTTGACCTTCTTTGGCGGGATGACGGTGCGGAACTCCGCCGCCTTCAGCCGGGGCTTCAGGAATTGCACGCGCGCCATCATCACATCCTAATTCGCGCCGCTGTTCGGCCGCTGGCCTGCGACCGGGCTTCGGTCCCTGAGCCGCGCACGGCGCAGCATCGGTTCCTCGCGCTCTCCCAATTGGCTCCGATGCGGGCCAGGGGGCATGCCACAGACGCTTAACGCGCGGCCCGCATCGAACTGGCACCGGCCCAAGGAGTCGAACCCTGATCGCGGGCTTTGGAGACCCGCTTGCGCCCTGCGCTGGCCGATAATTGGTGAGGGGAGCAGGGCTCGAACCCGCCTTGCCATAGGCGCCGGATTTACAGTCCGGTGGACGTCCGCCCGTCCATTCCCCTCGAAGCTCGCCCGGCTCCCCTCCCCTGAAAGAGGAGGGGTTCATCAGGCCCGCCGACTGCCTGGCGCCCGGCTTTGCACGACAGGGAGAAGCGGACGCTCCCCTACCCCTATCGCCAGCACGCCCGTCGGGCGCCCGCACGGCATCTCGAATTAGATCCGGAACCCTTTCCCGCAATGCCGGCACTCCAATCGCTCGAAGTGCTGCGGAACGCGGTCCTTGGTATCCGTGTAGTCGTGGAAGTCGTCGTAATCGCCTTTGCCGACGCTCGCCATGCAGACGGCGCGCTGGGAAAGCCGGAATGCAGCCAGGAACACGATCAGCAGGCGCATGGCGACGATCCGAACTTGGTTGCGATCAAGCCGACTCAGCCGATTTCAGCATGGTCGGCGGCACCCACACACACTGCAGTGTGCCGTTGTGCATCCACGACACCTCAACCTGCGGAAACTCTGTCCGCCAGCAAATCGCCGTGACCATGCCTACCGTCTGATCGTCGTCGCCAATCAGGACGCGGTCACCCAGCGCGAAAACGGACTCGTAAGTGGTCGAGCGCTGAGTTGCCGTGCCCTTCATCATGGTTCCTATGTCAGCAAATTGGTTGCGGGGGTCGGATTCGAACCGACGACCTCTTGGTTATGAGCCAAGCGCGCTACCGGACTGCGCTACCCCACGGTGAACCTAATAGTTGTCCGCGCCCTCGAAGCGCGCTTCCATCTTCTTCTGATGGATCTGTTGGCGCCCCTGATTGATCGCCATCTTCGCCTGCATCACGGCTGAAACAGCCGTCGAGTAGGCGGGATGAGCCTGCAAAGCCTCGATCCGATGAATCAGGCTATCGAGGTCATTGGCGATGATCGCAACCTGCCGATCGTAATCCATGTCAGTTCGCCTTCACCTCGTCGGCCGCCACCGGAGCCGCGGCCGCAGCCTTCACGAGCCGCTCGATCATCTGCTCGACGTCGGCAACGACCTCGAAGATCGTCTTGTCCGGGTGCGTGCGCCGGATCTCGTCGAACAGGAGACGGACGAAAGCGGAGGTGTTCATGAGGGGCGTCCCCGGCGCCAATTCGAGGCGCAATTCGCGGTGTGCTCAAAACGTACCGAGCGACCCGCAATTGCGCAAATGGGCTTTTTCCAATTCGTTGAATTTATTTTGTCCGGATCGGCCAAGGGCGCAATTAAATTCAAAGGGCTAATTCCGACAATTGCTACAGGCGGTCGCAGGGTACGCAGGCACGAAAAAGGCCGCCCTCCGGAGAGAGCGGCCCTAGCCGAGCAGCGGCGATTTGACGGTCAGATCGGCGGCGGCAGGCCGCGTCGGCGCCAGAATTTGATATGCGGGAACGGATGATCGCCCTTTGCCACATTGCACAGACGGCAGAGGCACTGGACGTTCGAATAGGCGTGATCGCCGCCGGCCAATAGCGGAACGATGTGATCTATCTCGGGAGCGTCGGGCTGGAATGTGCCGCGATGTGACGGCGGCGTGTAGGTACAGCAGATCGCGCAGCGCCATTCGGCAGCCTCGAACACGCGACGCTCCAAGACCATTTCGATCTTCATCGGGCGGCCACCCGACCGCTTCTTCGCGACGTGCATAGCTTTTCTGGCACGGGCAACTGCCGCCTCACATTCTTCGCAATAGATCCTCGGACGGCGAGTGCCGCGACGCGGAAACGTTACGCCGCACAACCTGCAGTCACTCTCTGGTGCCGCAACTGAGACATATCTAAGCCTAGCCGCTAGAAGTCGGCAGTCGTCACCGCACCACTTCTTGGCGCGTTCCGGCAGCGCTCCTCCGCACACTGCGCAGGGCCTGAGTTTCGGCGGGGATCGCCTCATCGCAGCCGCGCACGCCTTCGAGCATGCCCTCTGCACGTAGCCATCTGATCCTTGCGGAGGATCAAGCCGAGCCGGGATGAAAGTCTTGCCGCAATGGCCACACGCTCGGCGACGAGCTTCGCGAGCCTCGGCGTGCGCCGACCTAACATTCCGGGCGGCGTTGATCCGCACGCACTCTGGGCTGCAACAACTCGCAACATTCTGCCTACTTTCGAATTTCGAGCCGCAGACTTTGCAGGTGAAGCTCTTGAGTGCCCGCACCTGCTGCCGCCTCACCGCCTTCCGGCAGTCGGCGCCACAACACTGGGGGGAGCGGCCACGTGCCGGCCTCATGAAGCTGAAGGGCGTGGCGCAAACCCGGCAATCTGCCGTCATAACCCCGTCGTCACATTGGAATTGGCTGCTCATTGGCGGACCGACTGCAATTTCCGAATAACACCAATTTCGCGGATAAATTGGAGTTGCGCCAGCGATTCGCCCGAGGAATTTCGATTTGTTTTTTGGGCCGGCTCAAAGAAAAAACCCATAAGTGAGCCCATGTGCGGGCCAGCGCTCCCAGCGGCCACAGTCTTTCCCCTACCCCTCCCCTATGGGATGGCATGCCCAATCCGTGCGGCCGTGCGTGCTGTATAGGCGCGAGCGTATGGGCGTGCTGATAGCGGGACGGGGACGAGCTCCCCTTGGCTATGGCGTGCCTTTGCTGAGGGGCTGAGGCCTTGTGCTGGCCTATGGGGGTGAGGCTGAGGGGTGAGCTCTCGCCTTTGGTGCGGCCGCTATGGCGTGGCGTGGCGCGTCGAGGGGCGCGACCTGGCCGGCTCGATCGAGGGGCGCGGCGTCGAGGCGGGCCCGGCTCAGCGTCGAGGCGTGGCGCAATTTGGCGGCATTCGTGCAATTCCGTGATTTTTGGAATTGACGGATTTCCGCAATTGCCTATTCTGGAATTCCCAACGCGCCCGGATTGTCGGGCCTGGAGATTCTCAAATGACTCATCCCGCTTTCCGCGCCGGCTACGTGGCCGCTCTCGCACGCATCGTTGCCATGGTGCGCGATGGCGCGTCTCCGGCAGACGTGGCCGCCTTCATCCGCTCGCTTGGCATTCTCCGCGCCAGTGTCGCCCGTGCCGTTATCGGCATGGCGGCCGATGGCACCTATGCGGCCGCCGTTGTTCCTATGCTGGCCGATTGAGCCGGGCCGCATTCCCCTCCCCTCGCATCCCCGGAGTCGCCGTCATGTCCAATTCCTTCGCCAGCAAATTCGAAACGGTCGGCGCCGAATTGGCCCATCTCGTTTTCATTCTTCCGGACGATGCTCTTACGTATCACCGTGACCTTCTCGACTTGTGGGAGCGTGTTATGGCGCGCCCGTTCCCGCCGACGGTCGCCCATCAGGGCGGTCTCTATTCCGCAATTCGCGATTGCGTTGCCTACCTTTCCGCTCGCTTGCCCGATTGAGCCGGGCCGCCCTTCCCTTTCCCTCGCATTCCGAAAGTCACGCTGATGTACGTCTCCTATGTCGTTCAAATCGAGTCGCACGATGGCGCGTTTCGCGTCTACTCGCAGCACCATAAGGCCTTGCCGGCCGTGCGTTCGGCGGCGCGTGCGCACCGTCGGCTCCGTCCTAACTCGATCCGCATTTGGTGCGCTGAGGACAACCGCGGTTGGTCGCCCGATGGATTTAGCGCCGCCGTCGAGCGTGGCGACTACGTCTAATCTCATCCCTCGCAATTCAGGAATTCCGCAAATGGCCATGCATCCCCTTAGCCTTTCCGCTCTCCGGACCTACCAGTCCGCAGGCAAAGCCCGGCTCGCGCCGTATCCTGTCGCCGATGCCGCATTTGACTATGCGGGCGCGGTGGAATTCCAGGAGTCGGAACCGGCCGGACTCTATGCGTCGCCGTGTGAGATGGTTCGCCGTAGCATGCGGGCGAAGGCTCGCGACCTTCTCGCCGTGTGCCGCAGAATGCGCCGTGACATGGCGGGGGGCGCGTGGCGCGGCGAAGGTCCGCCGATGGCTCTAGCGGCCGCTCAAGCTGATCTGTGGAAGGCTCGCGACTATCGCCGGGCATTCTATGATGCGGCCGCGGACCATGCGATTGCAGCCATCGAGTCCGCTCTCGACGTCTCCGGAGAGGCCGAGCCGGATGCGCCCGCCATGGCGTCACCCTACAGCGTCGCCAATTTCCCGCATTTTGTCTGTCACCATGGCAATTGGGATATTTGGGCGAACGGCTCCGGATACTGCGCTTCCATCCCAACGGCGCATGGTGCCGCCATTGGCTGCAAAGCAACGCATTTCGGCGACTTGGCCTATGTGCGCGCAACGCTAGGCGTCACTGTCATGGTCCCGCAGGTCGCACAGCAACCGCAAGCAAAGGCACGGGGCCCGGCTCGCGGCGAACGGCGCTACGTCACGGTACGGGACACAGAAACCGGTGAAGTCCATCGCGTGCTTACCTCAGTCGCCCGCGTAGGCGCCGCCGTGATCATTTTCACGCCCTCGAACCGTCACCGGCAAGGCGCTATCGGCGGAATGCTCATCATTCATGACGACGTCCGCAAGGCTTGGGTTTTCAATGATGAGAGCGAGGCGCGGCGGATGCTCTCGCGCAACCGGGCACCGGGCGAGCGGACGATTCGCGCGGAGCTCATTGCGGATCCGGCTCAATGACGGGTCCGGACCTTCTCCGCCTTCTCGCCGTGGCGCTATGGGTCGCAGGCGCCGCGTTCTATGCCGCGCGTGCGGCGCGCTAGGCGAATTCAATTTAATTCCGAGAATTCTACCGAAATACGGATTTCGCTATTGCGTTATTCCCGTATTTCGGCAATTCTCATTTCAGCGGCGGGGTTCGCCGCTTCTCTCGCGCCGGGATTGTCCGGCCATAGGAATCGCTCTCATGTCCGACCTTCGTTTCTATGCCGCGTGCCTCGCCTCCTACAACGCTGGCACGCTTCACGGCGCTTGGATCGATGCCAGCGACGACGTTGACGCAATGGCGGCCGATATTGCTACCATGCTCCTCGCCTCGCCGTTCCCGAATGTCACCGTCGAGCATCCGGAGACAGGCGAGTCGGTCCCATCCGCTGAGGAATTCGCCATCCACGATTATGACGGCATCCCGTCGAGCCTTGGCGAATATCCGTCGCTGCAGTCCATCGCCGATTATGTCGAATTGATCGAGGCGGCTGAGGAACGTGGGCTTGAGTCCGATGTCGTCGCGGCCGTGGTCTCTCATTTTTGCGGCGACGTTGCCGAAGCAAAGGACGCGATCGAGGACAAATATCACGGCGCCTTCGATAGCCTCACTGACTATGCCGCCGACTACGTCGAGTCCGCCGACATGCTCCACGGCGTTCCCGACACTATCGCCCGTTATTTCGACTTCGAGTCGTTCGGCCGCGACCTGGAGCTCGGCGGAGACATCTACACAATCCGCGTCGACGGCACGCTTCACGTTTTCAGCGGCCATTGATCATGCGCGCCGCCCTTTTCCTCGCCGCTGAGGCTTTCGCCTTTGTCGCTTTCACGGCCGCCATTTGCGGCGCCGTGCTCATCCTGGGAGTCATGCTGTGATTGGCGCCGTCCACCCTTACAGCGCGGCCGATACCGTCGAGGCGGCGCATTGGCTCTCGTATATCGCGACCGTGCGCGAGGCGGTTTGCTCGAACCCATATGCCGGTGTCGCTGAGGTCGACGCCGCAACCGTCGAGGCAATCGACAAGCTACAGCGTCGCGGCGTGATTTCGTTCGCCGCGGCGGCCCTCCTAGGCGAGATATTCGATATTCCTGCCGACCACGCTTTTGCGTGACGCGCCCCAACTGTCCGGGATTTCCGGGCAGTTCAGCCGCCTCATGATGAGCGGACCATGCGCCGGGATTGTCCGGCCGGAGTTTAGACCATGTCCAAGCCCTTTCAGATCACGCTCATTCCCGGCGCCGCTGAGCCGAAGCTCAAGCCCGGCTGGCACAAACGCGCCCTCACGGCCTCGAAGCGCTTCACGCCTTCCACAGCGCCTCAGCGCGGCGATTCTCGCGCGGATGCCAAGGCGGTCGAATATGCGCTTTGGCTGGCCTCCCGCGACGGCCTAATTATTCCGGGTGGCGACGTCGACACGCGAGTCGATTGGCAACCGTGCGCGCATGGCGTGCGGCCCCGTGCGGTCGAATGGGTCCCGGCGCGGCAACCCTACCGGCCGGCGGCCCGTGGCATGGCGCAACCCGCCGTTGTGCCGCTCCTCCGAATCGAACTGCCGCATTGGGACTATGAGGCTCCCGCCGTGATCGAGGAGACGCTTCTTGAATGGGCGGCGCCTGTGGTGACTGAGCTCGATGCCTCCGCCCCATGCGCGGCTGATTCCGTGACCGCTGAGCCGATTGCGGCGGCGCCGTGCTCTCACCTGGAACCCATGGAGCTTTGCCCGGCAATTGGCATGCCTTGCACCGTCCATTGCGGGTTCCGGCCGACCTGTGTCCGTCGCGATGCGGGCGCCATCAAGGGAATTGCAGACGGTCAGGAAAGCGGATTGCAGACTTTGGCATCCTACGGAAAGCCTGACGACATTGCCGACCCACTAGACGCAATCGACGATGAGCCGTTGGCCGCGCTGTGCTCAGACGACGATGCGCCGACCGCGCCGGGTCCCGTCACCGTGCTGTGCCTATCCGATCGATCCCGTGCGCTTGTCCTGGCGCGAACCCATGGGCGCGCCGTCGAGGCGGCTGGCCATGTCGCCAAAGCCGGCGCGTTCCGCCTCAGCCTCGCCGATGCGCGAGCGTGCGCAGACATCAAGTCGGTTCGGTTCATCGGCCTCCCGCGCAAGGCTTACACGCGATCCGTGGTCGCCGTGCGGACCCCTGGAGTGGGAATTCAGGGTCCGACCCCACTCAGCGCAATTCTGGCAGACGTGGCGCCGCGTTCATGGGTTCATCCGATCGTTGCCGGGCTGGCGCGTCCGCCGGTAGTGCTTCACGCCGCGTCAAAGCTCTGAGGCATCTATGTCCCGTCATTTCGACCACGAACGGCTCTCGGCGGATGAGTTTTCCGCCGGGCTCGATCAAGCGGATCTGTCGCCGATCGAGTTTCAGCGCCTCACCGGCGCAGGGCACAACACGGTGATGTCGTGGCTGAAGCCGGCCGGGCATCCCAAGGCGCAAGAGCCGCCCTTTTGGGTGACGACGTGGCTCAGCCTGTACCTTTTACCGGGCGGACCTGACCGGGCCCGCGCCGTCGCCGAGTCCAAGCTGCTGAGAGATGACGATGACACAGCATGACCCTCTAGAGGGAATGGCGCGGGCGCTTGTGCTGGCGGCCATGCCGGCGCTCTCGGCGGCTCTGATGCGCGGGACGGTCTACCAGCGGGCCGCTGAGCAGTATCTATCGGTTGCCATGCCCGGATGGATCGCGCGGCGCGGCGAGGCTGTTGCGGCCCGTGCTGCTGCCAATCTCCGGCGCATCAACGCCGCGACCGTGCTGACGCCCTACGGCCTCGAACTGTGGATGCGTGAGTATCCACTCGTGGGAATTCCGAGGCTGACCCCACCCGAGGCAAACGACAACACCAAGACGCCGCGTCGACGCCGTCATGTCTGGGACTGGCTATGCCGACTCAGGCCTGCGTCCAAGGCTTGAAGGACAAGCAGGCGAATCGCTTCGGCCCGGCTTGGAATGGGCCGGCGGATGCTCCGCCACTGATCTATGCGGTCGATCAGCGAGACCGGCGCCACGATTTGCACCCGAACAGTGTCTGATTCCGCATCGAGTTTCGGCCTTGCCATTCGAGATTCGGAATCACCCCTACCGAGGCAAATGGCATAGGGCAAATCAAGCTTCGCTTGCAATCTTGTGTAACATACGTCAGAGGCTGCGGTGAGTATTCGGCGCGGCCAAATCCCCTGCGTAATCAACTAGGGGGTGCGGATAGTGCATTCGTCGTTGCGTTTTTGTTCTCATGTGAGATTTTGCTTCATCCGCGAGTGGGGTCCCCATGGATGGTATCAGCATAACGCCCGTGCGCGGGAAACACCTGTCGCCTGGTTGGTACATGGCTAAGCATCGGAAATCGGCTCCCGAGACACGATGGTCGCTCGTTTGGGTCTATCGCCTTGAGGAAGGCGATTCGACCAAGGTTGCGGTTCTGCAGGTCGGATCCGACGTGCCGGAGTCGCCGAAGAACTGGCGGTTTCGGCTGAAGCTTCTCGGCGTCGAGGGGATTCCTGATCGGCCCAAGCCCCTTCCGAAAGCTGAGACGGCGCAGGTAATCCCAATCCGGTTCGAGCCGCCGCGAGGGCGCTACCTGTCTTGAAGAAGGTCGCCAGCGCGTCGAGCGCCGCAAGTGTCGTCGCCCCGATGGTGCGCTCCGTTCCGTAGCCGGCGCGCACCAGGGCGACGAAGGTATGGCGATGGTAGATCCAGAGCCGGAGCATCTCGACCACGTTGGCGCCGAGGGCGTTCGTGATGTCGCCCATTTCCGCGAGGCCGGCGGCGCGCTTCGCCATCACCAAGGCGCCAGGTCCGTGGCCTGAGCCGCTCTCATGCTCGAATCGTGGCTCTGGGAACAGGCCGGAGTCCGCGGTGCCGCACAGATCGTCAAACCGCTCCATCGTCTCCAGCCGGGCGCGCGTGCGCTCCTGCGGCTTCCTGATGAGACTGGCATAGTCGCGAAGGCTGGCGACCGCGATGCCGCGCCCTCTCCCACCCGAGGCAATTTCCCGTTGGCCGGCGGCCGTCATCGGATCGCCGACCACGCCGAGATCGGTCCGGCGCTTGGCCTCGTTCTTCACCTGCGACTCACGGCGGCGCTTCGCCTTGATGGCCATCTTCAGTTCGCGCGCCAGATCGCGCGACGTGCCGGCCTGGACCCGCTCCGCCTCGGCCCGCCACTCGACGGCCTGCTGGCGCGCTCGTGCTGCCCCACCCGTGGAAATCTCGGCCTTGCTCTTGTCGCCGGCGCGGCTGTAGGCGCGGGCATTCTTCTCGAACCGGGCAACGTCCTCCTCCAGCGCGGCGGCGGTCTGCAGGGCCTCGCTGTAGGCGTCGAGGGGGTCGATCGCTGGCAGGGCGGCGGCAGCGGCTGCGGCGAGCTCCTGAGCCCGCACCATTTCCATCGCGCGCTCGGCCGCCGTCATCTTCGCCAGCGCCTGCTCGCGAGCCCGCTGGTCGAGGCGCTCGATGTCACGGCGGTGCTGCTCGGCGATTCGCTCCTGGCGGGCCGCGGTGGTGGCATACCCATTCGCTTTGTCGGGCTTGCCCTGAGTCCTGCAGGATGCCTCCCGCGCCCGGTATTCGGCTGCCCTGGCCTCGGCCTTCTCAGCGCGCTCCCGCAGGTCGGCGCGACGCTCAGCGTGTGTTCCCCAAGCCATTACGCTACTCGGCTATCAGTTCGACGAGGTAGACCACCTTGGTGCCTTCCGAGTTGTTGAAGCTCTCGGTCAGCTTGTGGCGGCGCAGATTGTCCGAGGCCGCCTGCAGCTTCCTGGCGCCCTCCGCAGGAGGCAGATCGGCGACCACGCGCTCGAAGAAGACCTTCTTCGCCTCATCTCGAGGGATCAGCATAGCGTTCGGCGGCAGGCCCGGCTTTGCCTCGATGTCGGCTATCGTGGGCCGAGTGCCGAACACGCTGGACAATTCGCGGAGGATCTCGCGCAACGCCATGCCGTGATCGGTGAGGGTGACCTTCTTGGTGCGAGCTTCCTCCGGATCGGCAAAGCGATGCGGCGGCTCCGGGGTGAAGCGGGTAAACTCGCCGACAAAGCCCAACTCCACGGTGCCGGTGCTGCCGTGGCGATTCTTCGCGACGTGGACCTCAGCGACGCCCTCCCACTTGTTCATTTTGGCGTACCAATGCCCGAGCGCCTCGCCCTCCTCTCGAGGCTTGGCGTTCCGGAGGTAATATTCCTCCCGGTAGATGAACACGACGGCGTCGGCATCCTGCTCGATCGAACCGGACTCGCGCAGATCCGCAAGCATGGGGCGCTTGTCGTCGCGCTTCTCGACGTCTCGAGATAGCTGCGAGAGCGCGATGATCGGGATGTTGAGTTCCTTGGCCAGCGCCTTCAGCCCGGTGGTGATTTCGGTCACCTCCTGCGTCCGGTTCACGTCGCGCCCCTTGCGCTCATTCCCCGAGAGCAATTGCAGATAGTCGATCACCAGCAGCTTCAGCCCACGGCGCTTCTTCAGGGCTCGAGCCCGCATCTTGACCTGACCGATCGACAGGCCGCCGGTTTGGTCGATCTGCAACGGCAGTCCGCGAAGATCGCGCTCGGCATCCACGAAGGCCTGCATCTCCTCTGCCGTCGCGAGCCCCTTGAGCAGCTTCTTGGCAGAGACAGACGCCATGTCGGAGATGATGCGGTGCTTGATCTGGGCGCCGGACATCTCGAGGCTCGAGAAGCCGACGACCCCCGGCTCATCGCCGGCCTCTGCTCGAGACTTCAGGTATCGGGCCGCCGAGACCGCGATGTTGGAGGCGAGGGCTGATTTCCCCATACCGGGGCGACCCGCAACCACGATGACATCCGAGTTCTGGAGGCCGTTCAGAACCTCGTCGAGGCGCGGTAGGCCGGTCGACATGCCGACGATGCCGCGCTGCTCCTTGTAAGCCTCGTGGACCTCTGCCGTGGAAATGTCGTCGAAGCTGTAGAAGCCTTCATCGTCCTTCTGGACGGACGGTCGCAGCGCCTCGAGGGCACGCTCCGATTCGGCGAAGATCGTCTCCGCTGTGGCCTCGACCGGCGCCTCATAGGCGATCGAGGCGAGCCGCTCCGACATAGCGACGAGCTCGCGCCGCAGGTGCAGGTCGCGAACCGTCCGGGCGTAGCTCGGCGCGTTCATCACCGTGGTCGCGCTGGTGGCGAGTCCGGTCATGTAGGAGAGCAGGGTCTTGCCCTCGCCGAATTCTGGGTTGCCGAGATAGGTCTTGAGCGTGACGGGCGTGGCGACTTGGCCCTTCCCGATGATCGCCGCTATGGTGGACCAGATCGCTTGGTGCATCTCCTCGTGGAAGTGCTCCGTGGCGACGATGGCGGACACCTTCATGAAGGCGTCGTTGTTGAGGAGGACCGCACCAATTAGTGCCTGCTCTACGTCGATGTTGAAGGGAAGCGTGCGCTCCTGCTGACTCACGGGCGCACCAGATCAATAGCGGGGACGCGGGTTGGCGAGACAGAGAGCGGCCCGAGCCTTCGCGGCGCGCTCGTGATGCATCTTCCGTTCGGTGAGGCTTCGGCGGTCGTAGCAGCGCGCGGCGTGCTCATCGCAATAGACCGCGCCATCCTCCTCTGTCGGCTCAGCGCAGAACAGGTGCAGCTTTGCGCCGTCGGGCGTGATCGAGAATTTGCATTGGTTGCGGCACAATTCGTAGATGGGTTTGGCGGTCATTTCGCGGATACCCCGAATTTCTCAATTTCGGTGCCCCACGATTCCCAGCCAGGGCGTCGCTCGCGGCTGAAGACGTCGGCGCGCCGTGCGTTCGGCATGAGGCGCTCGGCCTCGACATACGCCTCGTCCGGCTTGCGGCTGTGCTCGCGGACCGGGCCCATGATGAGGCTGCGGACAGAGCGCGTGGTCTTGGGTTTGCCCTTGGCGCCGATGAGGATCTGCTCGCTGGCGCACCGGAAGACAAAGCCGGTGCCGAAGGCCTGCTTTCCGTTCTTCGTCATCTTGGCCCATGTCCCGGCCGTGACGAAGCGGTAGCCCCACGCTCTCAGTGTCTCGATGCCCTGAGGCAGCATCGGGTTGGTAGCCCATAGCCAGCAGAGCGAGTCAGGCTTTCCGAGGCCGGCGATCGGTAGGCGCTGGATCTGTTCCAGCGTCATGCATCCGTATTGAGCCTGCGCCGACTTCTCCTCGCCCTTTTCCGAATAAAGCGCGAAGGTCCACGGCGGATCGACCATAACGAGGTCGTAGGCGCCGACTTCCAGCGGATCGAATGGCCAAAACGACATGGCTCAGCGTTCGGGGCGCACGAAGTCGAGGAGCGAGACCACCGAGCCGTTCGCCTCCGCAATGACGGCATCGAGGGATACGGGCGCGAGATCCGCCGCAGCCTCCTCGCGCTCGATCTCCCGGCGCACCCTGTCGTAGGCATCGCCATGCTGAGCGAGGAAGATCGCTTGGTCGCGGAGCCACTCAAGGCAATCGGCCATGCGGTCCTCGTTCACGGCTTCGCTGATGGCCGCGCGGATCGTCCCGCCGTAGATGTCGTCAACCGCCGCCGCGATTTTGCGTATGTCGTGAGCGTGATCCCTGGCGCGGCGTGTGTGGACCTCAGCCGCGACGGCAGCGGCGCTCCAGGGGCAAGGTTGCGGCAGCATTTCAGGGTTTTCCTCGGTTCGGTGTGAAGCCAGTAGCCGGCGCCCTCGATCGTCTCGATGGTCATGCCGAGCTCGGTCAGCACGGCGTCGCTGGCGGTGATGAGGTCGCTGATGCGCTGAGCCGAGACATTCAGATTTCCCAGCGCAACGCCGATCGCCTCGCGCGCCTGCAGCATGTCGGCGGATCGGAACATGAGCGCGAGGAAGCGGAAGTGCTGGCCGGGGTGGATCGTCCAGCGATCCAGCCCTCTCCTGATCATCCGAGCGTCGTAGTCGATGACGACGGCGTCCCGGTTGTCGATGGCGGCGTACTTGCCGTCACGATGAGCGTGCAGCACCCGAATCATGATACGGGCTCGATCGCGCGAAGCTGGTAGAAGTTGCCGACAAGCCCGATGACTTGAACGCCGATCTCTATCAGCCGAGCATTTAGCTTCCCGACATCGAGGTCGAACCTCGCACCGGTTCTGTAGCCGCAGATCTTGAGTGCCTCGTCCAATGCCGCCGGCAACCCGGAGTTGAGCAGAACGAGCAGGCGAAGCTCCCACCGGACCAACTGAATGGTCTCCTCGTCGAAGGTCGCCTTGCAGTCTTTGAGGTCGAGGAGGAGGATCTCGCCAGATTGCTTGGCTCGCGGCAGGTTCGGCTCGTCCTCTGCGAGGCGCCGCAGAAACTTCGACTTCGGCTTCCTCCGCCTATCCGTCTCATCGCCATGTCGGAGGAGGTCGCCGGCCGCTGCTCGGCTATCGCCACTTGCTCGCCCTGACCGGATCTGGATAGCGACCGCGAACCGTGTGATGCCAGCCCGACGCGCTATCTCATCGACTCCGAGCGCCTCTGGCAGCACGTAGAGGTTGAGCACAGCATCCAGCGGGGAGACCGTAGCGTCCGGACCGGCCTCGGGATCATTACGGACCGCAACGATCCGCTCCTCCGAGGCCGCATCCGCGACAGCTTGCTCAGGTTCGGCGACTAGACGCCCGCGCGCTACCCCCGGCGCCACTACACCTGAGCCGTTATTACCCTCCTCGCTGTCCTGAGCCTGAGGGCGGAACTCCGGGGATTCCTGAATTACGGGCGCATTTCCTTTTTCCGAATTAACGCGCTCACAGATCGGCGCCGAAATTCGCTCCTCGCCGGCCATGAACTCCAACTGGATCCGGAGCAGATTGCTGCGCCGGAGCGCCTCGATCGCCAACCTCGACGCTTCTGCCCCGAGCTTCACGATCTCGTTCTGCTCGTGAACCAAAGCGTCCAGCATCGAGGTCGGCATCGAGCTACTCCAGGGTCTCAGCGAAAAACTGCGCGGCGTATCGGAGGTCCGGAGGTGCGTGGTCGCGGCAGTAGAAGGCTTTGCCGTCGCCCCACGGACCGAATGCGCCGCAGGCACATGCCTCTTGGGATAGGTCCGGCCCTGGCGCGTGCTTGGCGTCTTGCTTCAGCTTCGCTCGGGCGGCTTCCTCGGCGGCAGTGTCGCCGAGGCCTTTGAAATCGATCCGGGCCGTTGCCACGGATCAGGCAGCTTCCGCCGTCGCCCGCTGCCCGAGGCCGAGCGACTTCGCCAAAGCCGACCGCTTCTCCGAGTAGCTCGGGGCGACGATCGGATAGTCCTCCGGCAGGCCGTAGCGCTCGCGATAGCCGCGCGGGTCGAGCCCGTGCCGCCGGAGGTGCCGCTTCAGCGTCTTGTAGGGCTGGCCGTCGATGAAGCTGATCAACGCGTCGTTGGTCACCGACCGCTTGATCTCGGCCTTGCTGGGCTTCTCGACGGTGCCGCCCAACACAGGCACCTCAGGCTCGCCTCCGATGGCTTTGCGGACCTTCAGGAACAGGTCGGGAAGCTCATCGCTCTTGATGCTGTTGTGGGAGACGAAGCTAGCGACCAGCGTCACTGCCATAGAGTTGATCTCATACTCGCGGTCAGCCGAAAACGACTTGTCGTTGGTATCGGTCATGTCTGGATTTCCTTCGGGGGTGCCGTTGGGATTTCAGGATTTAGCAAATTCGGAATTTCGTCAATATACGAAAAACGCAGAAAGCAGGAAATCTCCGACGGGCTTCCGTGCAAAGTTGGCGGACGCATAAACGAAGTTCGCCGCGGCATCGCAGCGATCGTCGTCCCGGCAGCCGGCCTCGACCAGCCCGGCGCGGATGCAGGCCTCGATGACGGCCTTCTTGCCGGCCTCGCGGGAGCCGTGCTTCGCCTTCCCGGTCATGTGGACCAGCACGCTCTGGCGCCGGACACCGCGGAATGGGATGCCGTAGCGGACGCACATGCCCGTGATGATGGCGCCCAACTCCAGGCCCGACTCCACGCCGTTCGCGTCGGTCGGGAATTCCCTCTTCTTGTTCATCTGGAAAAAGGCAGGGACGCTGAGCGGCTCCTCGTAGACGACGAGGTCGGGACGCCGGTGCTTCCAGACGTCCTGTAGGTAAGCAATCAGGTTGCTGTGCCCGATGGAGCGGTCTTGGCTGGGCTGGCGAAGCTCCACGAATCCTGATCGCGGAACCTCGCCAGCGTTGCCGAGCGCGTAGCCCATGCGCCGGCCGGGGTCGAGAACGTGCATGAGCATGGCGCCGGCTCCAGATCAGCCGACGCGATAGGTGGCCGGTGCCGATCCGAGAGCGTCGGGCCGCGGCGGCGCGACGTTGGTCTCCACTACCTCGTCCTCGTCGTCATCCAGCGGCGGCGGGGGCGGCGGAGCAGCGGGAGCGGCCGTGGCGGCAGGCTCGGCCTTCTTGCGCGTGCGCTTCGGCTTCTCAGCCGGTGCAGCCTCAGCGGCTTCCTCTGCCGGCGGCGGAGCGGTCGGGCCGCTGTTCGCCATGTCGCGGAGGTGCGCCTCGGCTTCGGCATTGCCCGCGCGCAGACTCTCGGTGATCTCGCCGGGTTTGGCCTCCGGCAATTCCTCGACGACATCCTCGGCGGGCTGATCGGCGACCTTCGCGTCCTCGTACTGCTTTTCCAAGCGGACGAGTTCTGCGGCCTTCCGCCCGCGCTTTGGCGGGTTGGCGGCGCGATAGGTCTCCAGTTGCTTCTCGGCCTCAGCCAGCGGGATGCCGGGCGTCGGCTCCGGCGTGTGGCTGGCAGCCATCTCCTCGACGGTGCGGGGCTCAGCCTTTGTCCCGCCGCGGCGCTTGCCCTCGGAGGTCTTATCGAAGCCGGCGGTCTCCCCAGCCTCGTCCGCCGACCCGACTCCGACGGCATTCAGGTCGAACAGGTCGCGGAAGAACCAGCCGAAGTCGTCGGAATAGCCGAACACGGTGCCGAGGATACGGGCCCGGATGACCGGGTCCTTCTTGCGGAGCTTCAGCAGGAACGTGACGGCTTCCTTTTCCAGCCCCCGCTTGGTGGTCAGCACCTTCATGGCGTCGGCGGCACCGACCTCCTCCTTGGCCTCCTTGACCGCCTTCTTCTCCTCCTCCAGCTTCATATCGAGGCCGTAGATGAGGGCGATGCGCTGCTGCAGGTCGGCCGGGCATAGGCTCCGCGCATCATTCTGCGCGTTGCGAATGGCCTCTTGCTCAGCCGTCAGCTTCTTTTCGATCTTCGTCATGTCGGGGGGACTCCGGGTACGCAGGGCGAATTTCCGAATTCGCGAATCAAATCTGCGCCGCTACCAGTGTGTCGGCAAGCCCATATTCGGAAAATTCGGGAATCATCCTGGCGGGTGCCATCAGGAAGCCACGCCGGAGGATGGGGCAGGTCTCACCGCCATGGCGATCGCTGTAGCGCCGGATCACAGCGCCCTCGTCCTCACCGGCCTCTATGACTTGGTGCCAGGTGCCGTAGACGACGAGATCGCCGGCTGGGGAGACGATGATCCACGTCATCGGCTGGCCCGCAGGTTAAGTTCCTGACAGAGCAGTCTTGCCGGCTCCTGACCCACGAATATGGCCCGCAACCCATCACGAGGGAACGCGAGGCAATTATCGCCATCACGACCGGTCACCATCCAATAGCCACCGCCGGCCGCCTGCATCAGGAATGGCGGATACCCGGCGGCGAGAACAGGCTTGCCCTCGAGGTGGACCGTGGCGACGAAGGGGGCGCTCATGCCACCACCTGCTGGCGCGGCACGAGGCGCGAGACCGCAGGGATGCGGATGACGGGCTTGTATGTGTCGATGAGGTAGCCGTCGGGGCCGATGCCACGCCACTCGCGGACACGGATGCCGCCCCAGCACAATTCCAGCCAGCGGCGGCCGATGTCGTCGGTGTGCAGGTCGAGCGGCTTGCCGACCGGCAGGGCCTCGTACTCAGCGACGGTCAGGCGGAGCGTCGGAGCGGGGACGTGGAATGGCTTGCGAGTCATGGCCGCCTCGATTTCGCTGAGGGGCCGATTGTGGGGGCAATTCTGGAATTACGTCAATTAGGCTGATCGCATATTTCCGGTAATTCGACTCGCACAGTATCGAGCCGCCCGTAGGCGGCCACGGTCTCAGGCGTTGGGCGTGGGATCGACGTCAGGATCCACCGGATCAATCTCGGCGAAGAACTGCGCCAGGGCCATCTGGCGGCCCTCCTCCCATGCAGACGACGGACGGCCGGCGCCTTCGCCCTCGCGGAGCTTCTCCGGCGGCACGCCGTTGCGGAGCTTCTCCAGGCATCGAGCAGCAGACGCCTCGACCTCGCGCTGCCGGGCGGTCAATTGCGTAGCGCCATAGGAGGCGAGGCTGCCATCGCGGCCGAACTGGCGAGAGGCGCCCCGCATGCGCTGTGCCGTGCGAGTCCGGTCCATCACCGGGGTCTCATCCTCTGGCTTTTCGACAGCCTCGTTCCAGCCTTCAAGGCTCGCGACGTAGAGCAATTGGGTGAAGCCGACGGATGCCTCGTACCGATTGCGCCCGAACTCCTTACGCCAGAACTCCATCGACTTGAGGCAATTGCGCCGGAGGCCGAGCTCGCGCTGGGCGGTCTCCTCGTAGTCGCTGATCTTGGCCTCTTCTCGAACGCGAGCGATCTCCGCAGCGCGCTTCTCACGAGCCGCAAATAGGCTGCCGATGAAATTCCCGACCTTTGATGGGTCGGACGGCAGGTGCTCAATTGCGGCTTGGTGAGACGTGAGCGTGGTGGTCGTGCTTTGGTACGACATGGTCCTTGTCCCCTGGGGGAATTGGGCTCTGCCTGGGTGGGCCGGCGAATCGATACCTAGTGGCTGCTTTTTTCTGAGACAACACGCGCACGTTAATAATTGGGGCGCGAAATGCATATTGGCCCAGGATAATTCTGAAATCAGCGTGATTGCCGGAACAGAATGAGAACATCGCTCGGCCATTACCGCGTGATTAGTGGCAAAATATCGTATCTCAATAGCGACCGCGCTCCATAGCAGGCAGAAAAACGCCGCAGACCGAATCAGAGGATTCGCTGCGGCGCTAAAAACGAAACGGGGTCGGCAGGTTTAGGCTTTGGAGTTTGGCTTCTCGAACTTGGCTTTCAGCGCCTCATAGGTCTGCCGCTCCTGTCTCTCAGCGGCTTTCGCCATCCGTGCCTTGCGCTCATTCCAGAACGCGGTCTCCCCCGCATCGGGTGGGCGATCGTACGAGATCCTGATCGTTGCGGTGGACCCGTTCTCATCACCATCAGAACCAAACTCGCATCGCGCCTCGTGCTGGTGCTCTGAGGGGATCGCATTGCGGATCTTGCACAGAGCCGCGATCAGCCTGTTAAGCGTTCCCAACTCGCCGGGCGGACAGAACTCGAAGCCAGCCCCCTCGTCGGCAGCATCCTCGTAGACCGTGACGCACGCGACAAGGCGCTTCTCGCCTTCGAGATCACGCTCAACCAGTTCAATCTTGTTCCCTTCGGACATCGCCGCCCTCCTTCTCGCTTTGTCTTGCGGCTCGACGCGCTCCGTCGGCGGGCAATATCACGACGGCCTCGATTTGCGCGAGGTCGATGCTGTCGACGATCACGCGGGCAAAGCGCGGGTCGAGGGACTGCTTGAGCGTGAGCGAGATCACTCGGCCCTCCAGGTGCTTCATCTCCCAACCCAGCACGCCGTCGACCATGATCGAATTGCCGGAGCGCAGGAGGAATTTGAGGCGGGTGTGTTCCGGCTCGGCGGCCGCGGCTGTTTCGTGTGCCATGTGCTCTCCTATTTGTGTGTCGGCCCGAGGCGATTTAGCTTTGCGCGTCGCCCGGTGAATTTCGGCTTTCTCGGAATTCGATTGGCCTTTGGCTTTTCAGCATAATCAAATTTGGCGCGCTGGCTTTCGGTCAGCGATTTGCGCCATTTCTCCTCCGCCGCGGCCGCACGCGCCGCCAACGAGTCCTTCCTCACGATCGGTGTGCGCTGACCGTTTTTCATCTCGACGTCGACGCCAAGCACGCTTTCGGTCGGGCCGATCTTCCTGGCTCTTTTCCAATTGATCTTCGCACCCATGGTCCCCTCTTTGATTCTGGACACAGGTCCGCTTTCCGCTTCCCTCCCCCTCCCCGGTTTCCCGGCTTGGCGTAAGCGGCTCTTAGGAGGGTCACTCTTCCAGTCCCGATTACCCTGCGTGCCCGTATCGTGGGCCAGTCGCTCCCCCGCCCTGTAGATACCGGGCAGGCAAAGGGGGGGTGTACGTAGCGCAGGCTATCCCTCAGGTCGTGCCACCAGTCGGGGCGTCGGAATCCCTGAAATCAGGGCAAGTTCCGCCAGGACGTTTCCGGCTGAGAGGCAACCGGCAACCTCGGTCTAATCAAGACGCCCGCCAAAGGCCGCCGGGGGTGATAGGCCGTCAGAGAGACCCCGGTCTGTCCTGTCCGGCATCGGAGAGCGATCGGTGGTGCTGGCGGGATCCTCCGAGCAGGCCCAGCACCGACGAGCGCACCCGCAATTCCGGGTGTCGTGCCGACCGATTTCGCGATTTGCAAAGGGATGGTGGCTGGCGGAATTGCGCGATTCGCGCTATATCCTCGCTCAACCGGGCCATCGCTATTGCGGGTAGCGACACCGACCAGATGCCTCAGGCGCTTTGGCGAGCGCTTGGGGCTTCGTCGTTTATGAGGCAATTCCTGAATTTCCGCAATATCCTGATTTACCGGCAATTCGGGCTGTGCCATGCTCGCGCTGTGCCCCGGTAATTCGACCCAGCCGGTCGCGGGGCAGGCCCGAGCAGCCAATGCATACCCCCTGCTCTACTGCTCGGGCCGCACGGAATCCCCTCCGCACAGCGAGCAGACTAATGATCTGGCCCATCTTTCAAGCTCTGACTTGGTTGGTGATGTGCATCGTCATGGCGATAGCCTGGTGGCTTGATCTGCCGTTTGGCACAGGTGCGAAGCTGATGATCGCCTATGCCATGCTTGATGTGGGCGGGCGCTACTTTGTCGAGGCATTTCGAGCCATAGATCGCTACCTCGACCGCCGCTATCGCCGGAATTGATCCCCTCAAATTTTGTTTCGCCGATTACGCTTGGAACGAAATTGAATTTGAGGTATTCCACGCACATAGCGCGAGCCCCAGGACGTCCGGGGTGCAGGTGAAGGCCTCGGAGCAGATGCTGCCTCCGGGGCCTTTGCTTGTTGGGTAGGAGCGCACATGCCCGCCCAGACGCCTCAGTCCCCGTACAAGACGATCTCTGAGGCGGCGATGCTGCTGGACCTGCCGCAGCACGTCCTGAAGTTCTGGGAGGCGCGCTTCGCCGAGGTGCGGCCGCTTCGAAAGGGCAAGGCTCACCAGGGCAATCGGCGCTACCGGGTCGAGGACATCGAGCTCCTCAACGGCATCCGGTTTCTGCTCCACGCCAAGGGCTACACGATCCGCGGAGTGCAGCGGATCCTGAAGGAGCAGGGTGCGCAGGCAGTGCGCGACGCGGTACGAAGCGCCTGAATTTCTGGATTTCCGATTTTCTCTATTGCCAATTATCGGAATTTCCCTACCCTGAATTCGTCACCGCAAATCGCCCGAGCGATAGCCCCGACCATCCCCCCACCGCGCATTTGAAAGGTCGAGCGTTCGTGCGCGCGTGGGTGGAGCGGTGATGAGAGGAGATCTCGTCATGAAACGCCACGCGCCCAGCGCCACCGGCTTCGACATCACGTTCGGTAGGGGCTTTCACATCACGTTCGAGAATGGCCACACCGTCAGCGTCCAATTTGGTGGTGGCAATTATTGCTCGAATTACGACGTTGAGATCGGCGCAGGTCGAAACGGTCGGCATTTGCCACCTTCTGCAACGGCGGAAGTGGCCGCTTGGGATAGCAATGGCCAATTGGTGCGACTCGGTGATGGCGACGATGTGATCGGCTACCAGACGCCAGCCGAGGTGCTCGCCCTTCTCAATAAGATCGCGGCCAGACCCCATGCCGATCGAAGCTGATCGCAGCCTCAACTCCCTCCGTCTCGCCCTCGACACCATGGTGGCCAAGGCGACGCGAGAGATGGTCGAGCACGAGCGGCGCGCCGCCGAAGCGAAGCGCCGCTGCCATCACCTGAGCAACCTCCGCGCGTGCCTGGATAGGCCGCCAGCCACAGGACGCCGCCCATGACCGTGAAGACGATGACGCTGGAGGAGTCGCGCGCCTCCGGCTGGAAATTCTATTATGCGGCGCTGAAGGGCGAGTCCTTCCCGACCCATCCGCATCACGCGCCAATCGGGTTTTTTCGGTACTGGAACCGTCACAAGGACAAAAGCTGGCCCGTCGCCATTTGGGAGCACGAAGGCCGGAAGTTTGTTCAGGTCGGCGATGCGGAGCCGGTCGATCTGACCGAACATGCGGCGGAAGAGGACTTCATCGACAAGACCTTCCGGCACTGCTCGCGGAACGCCATCGACTACGCGGTCTATGAGCACTGGAAGAACAACCGGGAATGGCCCCCGGAGACCGGCGCGGCCGCGGCGATCACCGCCAGCCGGACCGCGCGGGAGGAGCCGGCCGGCATCGGCGACAACAGCGGCGCCGATCCGCAGATCGAGCATGAGACCTTCCTCGACCAGGTGCGCGCCGCGCTGGCGGGCGCCAAGGACGTGAAGATCGCGAGCGATGCCGACCTGCCGACCGCGAACGGCCTCCGGAATCGGCTGACCGAATTGGCCTCCGAGGGCGACAAGAAGCGCGTCGTCGAGAAGGAGCCGCACCTCACCGCCAGCCGCGCCGTGGATGATCGCTGGAATCCGACCATCAAGGAGGCCAAGGAAGGCGCCCGGCGCATCAAGGCCGCCATCGACGCGCACGAGACCGCGAAGCTGCGGAAGCGGCGCGAGGAGGAGCAGGCTCGCATCGCGGCTGCCAACCCCGTCACCGAGGCGCCAGAGCCCGAGCGCATCGAGAGCACATACGGCAAGCGCTCGACCGTAAAAACGTACAAGGCCGCGACCGTCACCGACTACGACGCCGTCTTCCGCCAGATGCGGACCAACCCCGAGGTCATCCAGCTTCTCGACAAGCTCGCGCAGAAGGTGATCTCCGCCGGCGGCACCCTGGAGGGCGTCACGGTCGAGGAGCGGGCCGCAATCCGGTAATTCATTAATTCGCTATTCGAGGAATTGAGATGTTCACTGGCACCGCTGTCGCGACCACCGAGCGCAGATCCGTCATCCGCGAGATGGCGAACCGCTACGGCATGGAACCCGACACCTTTGAGGCGACCGTTCGGGCTACCTGCATGCCGCAGGGTCGCGACGTGCAGCCGATGACGCGCGAGGAATTCGCGGCCGGCATCATGGTGGCGGAGAAATACACCCTCAATCCGATCCTTCGGGAGATCTACTTCTACCCGCGCAAGGGCGGCGGCATCGTGCCGGTGGTGTCGATCGACGGGTGGCTGAGCCTCATCAACCGCCGGAAGGAACTCGACGGGATCGAATTTGATGAGGTCCATGACGAGAAGGGCAAGCTCGTCTCGATCACCTGCCGAATCTACCGGACGGACCGCAAGCACGCGACGATTGTCACCGAGCACCTCAGCGAGTGCTGGCGCGACACGATTCCGTGGAAGATGCCTCACCGGATGCTCCGCCATAAGGCGCTGATCCAGTGCGCCCGCTACGCCTTCGGGTTCGCTGGCATTCACGACGAGGACGAGGCTGAGCGCATCGTCGAGGGGACCGCTGCGGCTGTCCAGCAGCAGATCGCGCCGCCGGCCCCGCCGCCTCCGCCCGCGCCCGCAGAGCCGTCCCGCCCTGCCCTGCAGCCCGAGCCGCCCGCCAACGCCAATGCCGGCCCCGCCGCGCCGCCGGTGGAGGATGTCGAGGAGGCTGAGGTGGTCGAGGAGCGCGAACCGAATCCCGCGCCGATCCCTGTCGAGCCGACGCAGGAGGAGACCTTCGACGCTGAGGCCTGGCTCGACGATGTCCGCGATCGGTTCGGCGAGGCGCGCACCGAGGCGGATGTTGACGGCGTACATGAGGTCTTTGGCGACACTGTCGAGCATCTCGGCATGACCGAGCGCCAGAAATACCAAGACATGCACGAGGCCGCGATGCTGCGCGTCGAGGTCAAGGACCAGCCGGAGCAGGCTGAGGTCACCGGCGAGCCGGGCCCGCCGCCGGCGGATGACGAGGACGACTTCCCCGGCAACGACGCTATCGCCGAGACCGCGCCGCAGAAGACACCCGGCCAAGTCTACATGGACCGAATCCGCGCGGCGATCACCGATCCGGTCCGGACCCTGGAGAGCCTCGGCAACCTCTGGAAGGCGACCAAGCCCGAGCGCCAGCAACTGGTCAACGACGGCCACATGACCGCCGAGCAGGTGAAGGTGCTCCACGGAGAGGTGATGGCGCGCTGGCCCAAGCCCGCAGCCGCAGAGGAGAAGCCTGCAGCGTCTCCCGGCCCGTCGGCACCGCCCGCCGAGCAGGATCCCGCCCTCGCCTACGATCAGACCTTCCGTCAGCGCGTCGAGGCCTGCGGCACGGTCGAGGAGATCAATGCCCTGGTGCCGGCCACCTTGAGCGAGCGCAACAAGTTCTCCGGCCACGCCCTGCACAAGGAATGGTCCCAGCTTGTGACGCAGAAGCGGAAGCAACTCTCCGGCATTGCGTAGGAGGCTGTCATGCTGCTGAGCGATGGTGAAACTAAAAACCGGTGGTGTCCATTTGGTCGGGGCTTAGTAGAAGTACGCCACAGCGTCGGCGGTGCACCGGTTCAAATCAGTAGCTGCAATCGCAGCGCGAAGGGCACCCCCACGGTTGCCTGTATTGGCAGCACCTGCATGGCGTGGAGGTGGGCTGGCTGGCGCATCAGGAATTACGACACGATCGCCCCTGACCCTCACGATGATAATAAGGTTGGCGCTCGCCTCGGCTACTGCGGCCTCGCCGGCAAGCCTCACGGCGCGCCCTAGGCCATGTCACCGCGCGAAGACTCGCCTCCGCTGATCCTTCGGGTCACCCCCCGAGGGATCGTCCCAGCCAGCGCAATCGACGCTGAGGTGCTGGCGGGACTCCGGATCGGCAGCGACCTGCAGGCCAAGGTGCTGAAGGTCCAGCCAAGCAAGGCGCTGCGAGCGTATTGGGCACTGCTCACAGCCATCGTGAAGGCCGACGATCAATGGGTGACCGCTCGGGCACTTTCGAACGCCATCCTCATCAAGTTCGGCCTCGTTGAGACAGAATTGTTGCTGAATGGAGGATGTCGCTTCGACCCTATGTCGTTGCGAGACTTCACTGACGATCAGCTTTGGCTGCTCATCGAGAAGATAAAGCTGCTAACCGTCACCGAGATTTTGCCCGGCGTAGACATCGAAGATCTGATGCGAGGGTGATCATGGGCTTACCAGTCGTAGTTCTTCCCGTTGGATCGCAGTACGGCAAATGGACGGTCTGCGACTATCCTGTGAGCAACGGCAAAAAGAGGATGCATCCATGCAGATGCTCCTGCGGGACGGAGCGACTAATTCAGGCCCATAAACTCGTAGCAGGAAATACGCTTGGTTGTTCCGCATGTCATATGGATCGGCTTCACGAGGCGAAGGTGACCCACGGCGCCTCACGTCCAGGTCCCGATAATCTCACGTACAGACGATGGACCGTGATGAAGGAGAGGTGCTCGAACGAAGCGCATCCGCATTTTCATCATTACGGTGGGCGCGGAATTGTCGTCTGCGAGCGTTGGCAAAAGTTCGAGAACTTTTTCGCTGACATGGGTCATCCGCCAACGCCAGACATGACGATCGAGCGAAAGGACAATTCCGGCAATTACGAACCAAGCAATTGCCGATGGGCCACGCGCAAAGAGCAGGTCAGAAATCGCCGTAAAACGGTAATGGTGGAATTTCGCGGATCGCGCATGGCGTTGGCAGACGCGGTTGAACTGGCTGGTCATGCTGTCCGCAGCCCTTTCTATCACCGCGCCTATCTTCGCATTCGCAACGGCGAGAGCGCAGACCTGGTGCTCGGATGAGGGAACGTCCGAAGCGGAAGGCCATCCCTGACCGCATCAAGCTGCAGGTGGTGCTGCGCCAGGACGGACGCTGCCCGCACTGTGGTGAGCGCCTCGGCCCGCTGTCGGGACTAAACTTCGACCACCGACCTGCCATCATTAATCGGCCGGTGAACGAGGACGACACCGACTACGTGCCGCCTCAACTCGATCCGGAGTACATCGAGGCGATCCACGAACTGCCGTGCCACCGCGAGCGCACCATCGGCCGCGGCGGCGAGAAACGCATCACGACTGCCGGCAGCGACATCGGCATCCGAGACAAGACGCGCCGCCTCGTTGAAGCACGCGAGGCCCGCGAGGCCAAAGCCTCAAATTTAATTTCGCCGAATTACGACGATGCCGAAAAAACAGATATTGCTGAAATTCAGAAATCGAGAAATGATCGGTCTCCCAAACGGAAACTCCGGAGCGCGAATCGCTGGCCTCCGAAGAAGATCCGTCAGCCCTACCGACGAAAGGGTGTCTGATGTCGACTCTCGAAATGGTGCTCTGGGCCGCGCTGATCATCTTCCTTGGCGCACTCGCCATCGCCTGCTGCTGCTGCATGCTGCGACCGCCGCGTTGCGCCGAAAGCGACTTCCTTCTCAACCAGGCCGACGAGGAGGCGCGTCGTGGCTGAGGCGCAATTCACCGCCGCCGATCTCGCCGAGTGCGCCGAGCGCGAGGTCCGTCAGCGTCAGTACGTCTACCCTCGCCGCGTCTCCAACGGCCAGATGACTCAATCTCTGGCAGATCGGCAGACCGCCATGATGCAGGCCATCGCCACGAAGCTCCGCGCCGAGGCTGATGACGAACGCAACGCTTCCGACCTGTTCGGCTGAGAGGATCACCCATGTTCGTCGTATTCGACCTGGACGGCACCCTCGCGCTCACCGATCACCGGGCGCACTTCCTCCAGCAGCAGCCGAAGGACTGGCGCGGGTTCTATGCGGCCTGCGATCAGGATCAACCGTGCCAGCCCATCATTCAGGCGCTGCTCTCGTTCGATGATGACGGGCATGACGTCGAGATCTGGTCCGGCCGCTCGGATGAGGTGAAGGACAAGACGAGGGCGTGGCTCGCCGTCCACGGCCTTCGCAACATCCCAATCCGCATGCGCGCCGAGGGCGACCACCGCCCCGACCATGTGCTCAAGGCCAAATGGCTCGACGAGGGTCGCGCGCCTGACCTGGTGTTTGAGGATCGAGCGAGCATGGTGGCGATGTACCGGGCCAGGGGCATTGTCTGCTGCCAAGTCGCTCCGGGGAATTTCTGATGGCGAAGGCCGTGAAATCCCTGCCTCCGCCGACCATGAAGGAGCGTGCGGCCGCCGCGCAGGCTCGCAGCGCATTAGTGTGCGCTCTGAATGGTGCGCCGTGGGGCGACGTTACCGTGGCGCACATTGACCTCAGCCGCCCGAGGCGAGGCCTGTGGATCCAGCGATGGTCCGGGGTGCCCGGCCTCTACGTGATGAACGGCGCTTGGTGCCACGACTCGCTGCCGGGCTGGCAATACCTGCGCCAGGAACTGGAGACGGAGATGGTCTCCGACCTGGAAGCTCTCGCTGAACGTGGCGTCCGGCCGACCGAGGCGACGCGATGAAGAAGCGGCTGCCCGACCTCGACCAAGCCTCGCTCGACTGCGTCCGCGAGATCTCAAGGCTGATCGGCGTCCGCAGCAACAGCGGCACGATGCAGATGCGAGCCACCGTGCAGATCATGATCCGCGAAAAAATGCGCGAGATCCTGCCGCCGAACGATCCCCGGAAGGATCGCGACTACCCCCTCACCAAAGGAGCAAAACCCGTGAAGCACGCACGCCCGGACTATGACCGCTTCCAGGATCCTGCCGGCCTGATCCCCGCCGACGAGCCCGTGTTTCTGCTCCGCGGGCAGGACTCGCTCGCCCATATGGCGGTACGGCACTACGCCTTCATGGCGCGTCAGGCGGGCGCAAATGACATCGCCTCGGCTTCCGAGCGGCAGGCTGAGGCGATGCTGGCTTGGGCGAAGAAGCTGCCGGACATGCCGGCGTCTGGCGATATGCCAATTCCGACCGAGTCGAATCTCGTAAATTACGCAAAGCAGGAATTGGCGCTGCTGCGCGGCCCCGCCGGCGAGCCTGACGAGATGCAGGATGCAATCGAGGCGAATGTCCTCCAGATGGTCGAGATTTTCTCCAGGGAGGGGCACAGCGGCTCATCGGCCGCATACACCATCGGCATCCTTGAGAAGGTGCTGCGGTTCGAGCCGCTAACGCCGCTGACCGGCGCCGACGACGAGTGGGTCATCCTCGACTACGGCCCCGAGATGGCTGCGCAGAATAAGCGCTGCTCGCACGTCTTCAGGCGCTCGGATGGGACCGCGTACGACTCGCAGGCAATTGTCTTCGAGGATCCGGACGGCACGCGCTGGAACACCAAAGACAGCAGCCGCGACATCACCTTCCCGTACACGCCCACGGTCGAGATCGTGAAGCGTGGGGCCAAGACGGTGGAGGGCTGACCGATGGCCCGCTCCGCGCCCACTAAGGAGGACGTGTTCGCCGGAGGTCTGCGCGAGAGCGGGCATCTCAATTACGGACCCAATGGATTCGGATACACCTATCGCCACACGACGATCCCGCGCCTCTCGTGCATCGACCGCTATTACAAAGGCGACGCGCTCATGAAGTCGGGCAAGTCGACTGCGCGGATATGGCAGGTCGACGGTGTAGAGGTCGCGGACCTGGAGGCCGCCCTCGAACGCCTGGCCAGCCCGCCGGTCCTGTCTCTCGGCGAATTCCTCGTGTTGCAGAAGGTGTCGTTCGAGCCCGACTGGCTCCGCGCGGTGCAGTCCCGAATCTCGGGAATTGCCGAGGAAGACGCGCCGGTCTGCCTGAATGACCACCCGCGCTATCACGGCGTCTTCTACGCGATCACCCGGCTCCGAGATCTCGGACTGATCCGACTGGAGCCACGCCCGGTCGAGCGGAAGGGCGATTTCGGCCCCCGCACCATGCCGACCATCCGCCGCGTCAACGAGGAGGCCTAGCCATGCACATCGGACGCATCACCGGGGCGACCCACAACCTCGGCGCACCCAAGGATTGGGATCCGGCGAAAGACGGCACCTGCGACGCCCTGCCGATCCGCGCTGAGCCGCATGGCGAGGATCTCCTCCGGATGTACTCGGCTTGGATGCCGACGCCGGAGGAGATCGCCCTCATCGCTGCCGGCGCACCCATCCACCTGATGGTCCTCGGCAGCTTCCACCCGCCGGTCATGCTGACCGTCGGCAATCCGCCATCGGAGGTCTGAGCCATGCCGTCCACCACGACGACGACCGCAGAAGGCGGGGGAGACATTGCAAAGGCTCACGCCGAAGCGATCAGGCACACCGATTGGTGGAAGATCTCCGAGGAACAGTGGAGCCAGATCTATCGGGATTACCTGCCTGCCTTCGTCGCCGCCCTCGCCGCGCAATCGCCCCCGAGCCGGGGAGATGGGACGGCGGAAGGGTGGGTAATGCTGCCGCGCGAGCCAACCGAGGAGATGATCGCGGCTGCTCAGGCTGAATGTCACCGCATGGCAGGCGTGATTGATCCCGTGATGCACGTCTGGGACGCGTTCCTCGCCGCCGCGCCTGCCGCCCCCTCCGCAACCGATGGGGAGGACGCACAGCGCCGGATCGCCTACGCCGAGCAACGGCGCGACCTCTACATCAACGAGGCGCAACGGCTGGCCCTGCTCGTCCGCAAGCTCGGAGGCGATCCCGAAGCCCCCTCCGCAACCGATGGGGAGACGGAGGCTGAAAAGCCTTGCCATTGGGGCGGCGGCAACGATGTGATCTGGTGCTCAACCTGCGGTGAGGAATACGCCTACGCCAAAGGCGAAAGCCGCCCGTTGTGTCCGCGAGAAGTGCCCGCATCGGTTGCGGGCGGTGGGGATGGGGGACTGGCGGGGCAGAAGCCGGTCGCGTGGTCTAGCGACATGGCCGCCGCACCAAGAGACGGGACAGTCATCCTGCTCTGGAAAGACGGCTGGGGCGACCCGAGCCCTGCATATTGGGGGCTGGCTCCCAAAGCCTACAGCGAGGTCGCCACGAAGCGGCACCCTTGGACATTCCTTGACGAGACGAACGGCTTAAACGGCTTTGAGGATGGCGCAGATGGGCCAAGCCATTGGAGGCGCCTTCCGTCGCCGCCTTCATCGCAAGCCCCCGCCGCCCCGGTGGGTGATCTGGCGGGGCTGAGCGAGCCCTACGAGCCGCTAACCATCTACTACCCGGATAGTGATGTCATCGAGTACCTACTCACGGACAGCGCCCATCTCTATCGCGAGATCGGCCACGGCGCCGCGTTAGTGCTCGACATGGATGGCCGGCACGTTGTCGGCTTTCGTATCCAGTCGCCGAAAACGTGGCTCTCCGCCCTCCTCCTCCCCGCCGCACACCGGCAGACGGTGACTGAGGAGGAGATCGCGAGGGCGATCCGCAACGCTCTGACCGAGAACTGGGTCGAGGACGGCTGGAAAAAATGGGACGAAGATGTCCTGCTGACGGGCTGCAAGAAAGTGGGCGGAGGCAAGGGGTACGATAACCCCAAGCAAGCTGCCGACGCGCTGACGAAAGACGCTGCCCGCGCTGTCCTCGCCCTCCTCTCTGCCTCACCCGACGCCGTGAAAGTAGAGGCTCCCGATGGCTGGCAACCGATAGAGACCGCGCCGAGAAATGGGACGTGGGTGCTCATCTCGGGCGGCGATGTTTCCGAGGCTTGTCACGCGCAGGATGAATACGAAACACGGGGCGGCCCCGCTGTCGCTGCGTTCTGGCAGGGCGATGAAATCGACGATGAGGCAGGCTGGTGGAGCTATGCCTTTTGGGACATGAATTGGCGCAGTTCATTTGAGCGCCCGACCCACTGGCGCCCGTTGCCCGCCTCACCCGACGCCGTGCAGACGAACGGAGGCGAGCGATGAGCGAACAGTACATCGTTCTCTGCGGCGATATCGTCGGCAACATGCAGGACGGCTTCCAGACCATCTACGGGTGGGACGGCGACCTCTACGACAAGCGCAAGGATGCGATCCGTGCCGGATGGAAGGAGCGCGGGAGCGACGACTTTAACATCGGCGTCGTTCGCGGGGGCCGGCTCGTCGGTCTGTGCTGGATGAACGAGCCGAACAAGGAACCCCCGGACGTCCTGCGCGAGATCGAGGCGCAGATCGACCTCTACGACGAGGAGGATGAATGATGCCCTGCGCGCACTGCGATGCCGACGTAGACGATGGCTGCACCGGATTGGCGTCAGCGGTTGACTGTCTTCTCACGCAGCTTCGAGCTTGCGTTAGTATGCGCCACGCGATCCGCGCGGACCTAGAAAGTCTAACGCGGGAGCTGTCGATTGTTCGAGCAACCAACGCTCGGCTAGATGCGACTCTCGGCAATATAGACGCTGAAAACACACTCATGAAAAGGGCGCTCCGCGAGATCGCGGAATGCACCGCACTTGTCTTTGACGAGACCGAAGAGCGCGAAGTGCAGGTGTGGATGGACGCAGACGATTGCCAAGAGATCGCGCGCCAAGCGCTCGCGGAAGTCGATGTTAGAGGCGGAGGCGGCCGATGAGCGAGCGATACGAGAAGGCCCGCGCCATCGCGGAGGCCGCTGCGAACCGCTGGGATAAGTTCGGTGATACCGCCGGGGTCGGATGGCTTGCCGATCAGATCCATCGGGCCATGACGCCGGTCGCTCAGCCTGATGACCGAAGCCTCTGCGGTTGCCGGATTGGTGAGTGCCGGTTCCTCACCGAGCGCTGCCGTGAGGTCGAAGTATGAGCGACCTCCTCGCATACGCCAAGCGCGAACTTCGACACCTACCCGGCGCCCGCTCTTACGAGCGCAAGATGCTGGAAGCCGACGTGCTCGCGCTCGTGGCTGTGTTCCAGTCGCAGAAGCATTCCGGCGGCTCGGCTCAGTTCGTCAGCGACTGCCTCGACAGGCTCCTGCGCTGGCAATCGCTGACGAGTGCGGCAGACAAGCATGAGGCCCGCCCATGACCGACCTCACCACCGCCGAGGAAGGGGCGAAGGAGCCCGGCGTCGAACTGCTCGAAAAGTTCAGCAAGCTCACGATGGAAGATGCCATCCGAGCAGCGGTGCGATCCGAGTTGAGTTTCCGAGCGACGGAGGTTCGCCTTAAAGCCGCCGAGTCCCGCGCCGCCTCTGCCGAAGTGGAGATCGAGATGCTGAAGACCCTGGTTGCCGATTACGAAGAGGCGATGGCCGACAAGCGCCGCCTCGCTCGGATGATCGACGTTGCCATGCACGGCGAAGAAGGCGCCGCGCTTCAGCCGAGCCTGTGCGATCTGGTTGGCCCCGCCTCTGCCCTCCGGGATCGTGTGGCGGCTTTGGAGGGCGCGCTGAAGAAGATCCGAGACAACGCCGAATATGGGCGCGAAACGTACAGCCAAGATCGCAGCGAAACAGGACGATCTCTCAGCCGATGCTGGGGAATAGTTCGCGACTACGCTGACGCCGTTCTCACCGGAGGCCCCCATGAATGACACGGGACAGGACGACGCGCGTCGGGCGCTGGCGATCCGGTTGGCGACGAGCCTCGACGTCTCCATGCGGCATGAGATCGGGAAGCAAAAGTTCTGGCTCTCCGACACGGAAATGGGACTGCTTCTAGACGCCCTCCGCGCATCACCGGAGCGCGCTGCTGAGGAGATGAGGGAACAAGCCATCGCAGCAGGCGAAGCTGAAATCCATGAGATCAAGCGCCTCGGGGCCAATGCCGGGACATGCGCCGGGTATGGCCTCATCACCTGCAGCAACATCATTCACCGCATCAAGCGCCTCCGCGCCGATCCCCTTCCGCAGGAGACGGGCGACACAGGGGGGCGGCCATGATTGGCTTCCCGATCCCCGGCACCACGAAGCACATCACGGGCGCCGTTTTCAGAACGGATCCGAAGACCGGCACCCTGATCTGCGTCCATCCCGGCATCACGACGTGGAGCAGCGATTGGCCGGAGGATGCAAAGAAGCGTGTCGCTCACCTCGAAGGCCAAGTGGCCGAACTGCGTCGATTACTTGCGCGGCAACAGATGGGAGAGAGCGATGCGTAGCCTTCTCATGCTCGTCCCGCTCGTGGCGCTGTCGGCTTGCGGCGCGAGCGACATACCCCTGATCGGCCCCTGTTCGGCGTCCAAGCGGGTCGCCCCGGACAAGGTCTATCGCGACCTTGCCTTGACCCACGTCGTCCGCGCTCTCGACCGTGTGGACGATTATCCGCTGAATTCGGAAAATGAACGGGCGACTCGACTTCAGCGAATTGCCCAATATCGGGCAGTAGCAGTGCCACTGATAGCCGACGGGTGCCTGCGGGCGCACACCGACGAGTGGATCGGCTTCTACGAGAACAAGGTCCGTGGAATGACGGTCGGTGGCTACGACGTCAGTAGCTTCGAACGTCAGCAGGCCGAAAAGGAAGATCAGCGCCGCGCGCTCGCCGAGAAGCTGGGGGTGCGCCCATGACCCACTGGAAACTCGGCACTCTGTGGGCGCTCGTCGTGGCGCTCGACATCATGGCGCTGGCGAGCGGGGACGCAGTGTTCATCGCCGCCGGCATCCTCGGCTGCATGATCGCGGTGGCCCACACATGAGCGACGCCGCAATCATCATCTTCGCTGGGGTCGGCGCAGGTTTGTTCGCCATAGCTCTAGCCGCCCCTGGATTCGCTCTCGTCGCGTCGCATCGGCGGGACCGCCGGAGGCTTGCTGGTAACCGCATCATCAACGCCCTAGCCGGCGCAGCACCGCACGGCATGTCCAGCGCCGAACTGTGCAAGGTCACCGGGCTCGGCCCTGCGCGCGCCTTCCCTGCTTTGGCGGCGCTCGAACGACAGGGCTTGATCACGTCCGAATGGGAGAAGCCGAGCCCGGCCTTCGAGCCGCGTCGGCGGCTTTATTGGATCGCGGGAGGCGGGAATGGCTGACCTGCTCGACCCGGCACAGGCTGCCGCCCGCCTCGGAATTTGCACGCGTACTCTTCGCGAACACGTCCGCCACGGGGAAATTCCATATATTGCGGTCGGACGCGGGTCGACACGCGAGCATCGCATGTTCCACCCTTCCGACCTCGATTCGTTTATTGAGGCTCGGAGGAAGACCGCGTGTCCACCCACAAGCCAAAGGGCCGACCGTACTACCTCTACGACTTCTGGATGTCGGGTGTACGATTTCACGGTTCCACGAAATGCGCCTCGAAACGCGATGCTGACAACTTCGAGCGGGAGCGCCGTAAAGAAGCGGCCGAGCATCTCAAGGCCAGCGCCGGGCCCAGCCAAGGGCCGATGACATTCGAGGTGGCGGCCACCCGCTATTTCGACGAGGTCGGGCAATTCGCTAAGACGCACGACGACATCTGGCGAACGATCGGCTGGCTCCAGCGAGAGCTCGGCCCAGGGCGGAGAATCGTCCGCATCGACAACGCCGTCGTCATCAACCTCAAGACCACGCGCCGCCAGGAGACCACCCGCACCGGCGGGAAAGTCACGGCCGCGACTGTCAATCGGACGCTTGAGACGCTCCGCGCCATCCTCACCCGCGCTGGCCGCCTATGGGGCCAACCGGTCGCACAGATCGACTGGCGCCGCCACATGCTCAAGGAGCCAGACGAGCGCGTGCGCGAATTGCGCCCTGACGAGGAGTCCTCACTGTTTAAGGCGCTCCGGCCCGACTACCACGCCATCGTCCGCTTCGCCCTCATGACCGGCTGCCGACTGGCCGAATGCGTGAACTTGCGATGGAAGGATGTGGATTGGGGCGGGCGCCAAATCTGGATCCTCGGCAAGGGCGACAAGCTCGCACCGATCCCGCTGCCGCCGGCCGTGCGCGAGTGCCTATGGCCGCTTCAAGGCGAGCACGAGGAGTTCGTGTTCACCTATGTGGCCGAGCGAACCAGGGATGGCCGACTGAAGGGCGACCGCTACCCTATCACCTATGAGGGGCTGAAGACGGCGTTCCGGCGCGATGTGTCGCCGGCGATCTCAGGCTATCGGTTCCACGACAACCGACACACGGCCGCCACTCGCGTGCTCAGGGCCTGCGGAAACCTGAAGGTCGCGCAGAAGCTGTTGCGGCATTCCGACATCGCCACCACGGCCAAGTACGCGCACGTCATGCATGATGACGTTCTGGCGGCGATGGAGCAGGCTGCGCGGGGAGCGGTTGCACCGAGTCCCAACGAAAGTCCCGACATCGCGGCGTCGGGCACAGCATCTAAATGAAATTCTGCAGTGATTACATCGAGTTGAGTGGGATGCCGATGCTGTAGGCCGGTTGCTCCCAAACCAGGTGCGCTACCAGACTGCGCCACACCCCGACGGGCATCCGCCGCCTGATTTCCCTACCGAATTCGAGTTCGAGGCACAAGGAGGCGGATGGGGTCGATGTGAACGCAAGGGAAACGGCGGGCGCATGTTGGGACGGGGAGTCCCGACAAAAGTCCCGACATCACGAGATCCACGAGGCGAGCAGCGGGGGGGGGTAGGATCATGCAGGAGGATAGGTTGGTTGAGGAAGGTCTGAAGCGAGAGATCGCTAAGCTGACGAAGGAGCGAGACGCGCTGCGCGCCGACTTGCGGACGGAGCGCGGCGAACAGCTTGCCGATGAGGTGTGTGTGAGCCGATGGGGTACTTTCTCGACTGACCCGGCCACGTTCCACGTTCGCCTCAGTGTCAACGTGATCGAGGCCGCACGGCGCGGCGATTCGTATATCGACGAGATGCTGCTGAGGATGCGTGCAAGCATCCAGCGCGAGCTAAAAGTTCGGGGCGGCGGAAAGTGAGGAGGCGGGGCAGATTGAGCGATAAGATCCGCGCGGTTGAGAAGGCCGTTTCGATTCTTCTCGACAGCCTTTCGCCAGCGAGCCGCGAGCTCGTGCGTCAACATCTCGTCGCTCAAGGCACGACCCTGCCGAAGCCAGGGAAGCCCGGTCGACGCCCGCGCGTCGCAGTCGAGTAGGAAAGCAGGGGCAGGAGACAGCGCCGATGGATCACCGCGATTTGCTCAAGAAATACATCCGTCTGGTGCGCGACAGTGAGGGCGCCACCTTTATCCCATGCACGGCGACGGACCGCACCGTGACCGGGGCTCTCACGGTCAGCCTATCGGCCGAAGAGGTTGCCGAACTGCAGGCGCTCGATGACGAAAGCACTGCCGATGATCATCGCGAATGATATTGGATGGGTCATACCCTGAAACGACGGAAGCCCGCCGCGGCGTCATGCCGGGCGGGCTGGAATAGGATCGGAATAATCTGGTCCGGTTTGGACAGGATCAGTCCGGCAGGTCGGGGTGCTCCGCGAACCATGGTTTCAGAGCGCCAGCGAGTTGCCGCATGTCGGGGCTGGTCGCCATGATGCTGATGCCGATCAGCACGCCGAACGCCGTCGCTATTCCGAGGCGAATCCAATTCGGACGCGGGATGTCATCCTCGACAGAGTGCTTTGCGGTCAGGTGCAGCGTCGCGCCGAGGATCTGCAGCCAGAGGAAAAAGCCGTTCACATTCGAGTCGATCATCCACTGCGGCTGTCCAGCCATGGACCAGATCAACACCCATCCTGCGGAGCCCGCGACGCCAGCCCACGACAAGACGATGCCGAGGATGAGTTGCCCGCTGTAGGTCGGCCAGGGCGTGCGCAGGGCCTTGAAAACACCGGGCAGAAAGGCGATCGACACCGCGATAGCCGCAACGAACCGACCGACGCGGAGAAACTCGTTCTGCGGTTTAGTCGGCACGAACGGCACGATGAGCCAGAAGCTCCAGATCACCACCATTCCGACCCACAGCGTCCGACTGCGGACGATTTGCGAAACCACCTTCATCGCGATTTTCTCAGCAACTCTCTCGTCGCCTCGGCGACCTTGATGGCGGCCTCGCCAGCGCTCGGCTTCTCGATAAGGCGATCTCCCGAGCGCCCCTCAATTCGATGAATCGTCGCTTCCATGAGTGATGCACGGCTATCTGCGGCCAGGGTGACCTGCACGAGAGCGCTGCGCCGCTTTTTGTTCGCGTGAACGCTGGCGGCGATGGCGCGCGTGAACTCTGCGTGGACGTCCTTCCGAAGGGCTGGAGGCAGCAAGTGCGCGAGGGTGGATCTCCACGTCATGAGGGGCGCCCCTCCAACCGCCGCTTGATCTCTTCCTGATTTTTCAGGATCTGTTCGCTGCACGAGGCCGCGGCTTGAGCGGAGAGCTCTGTCTGATGCGACAGCTTCTCGACACCGTCGTCTGTGGCTTGGAGCGTCACTTGGAGGGCCGTGATCGTCAGGTTGCCCGCGACGGTGGCGGCGGTGTTCGCTTGCAGCGCTGTGATCACCTCGCGCATGATCGAGGTGCTGAGGCGGTCGAGTTTCCAGAACAGGAACCCGACCGCGAGGCAGAGGAGGATGCAGACCGCACCGAGCACCTTGTACTGAAGCAGGGTGTCGACGGCATCGACCGCCGCTTTCGTCGCCTCAGCAGCCTGCGCCCATGCGGCGTCCGCCACCGCGCAGCAGGCAGCCGCCAGCGCAACGGTGAGCAGGCGGCGTGCAGGCGATCGCGATAGCATCGGACCGGCGCTACTTGATCAGACCGCGCTCGGTGAGTTCCCTCATCGCCGGTTCCAGGACCGACTGCACGCTGGCATGCTCATCGAGCGGCAGGGCACGGAAGATCATCTTGGCGATGCCGGGGGCGCCGCCGGCCTTGTCGAGCACCCGCTGCGGAGTCGTGTTGACGACATGCTGCACGCCTTCCGCGATGACGGCAGAACCCACGGGCACGGTCAGAACCTTGCCCTTAGTCGCCCCGGCCACGGCGTTGATGCCATAGTCCGCGCCGGCCTGGATCGCAGACTGAATGCGGGTCCGGGACAGCACGAGCGAGGCCCACGGCGAGATCTTGGCGACGCCGGCGGTCACGGCAGCGGCGGCGATCGGGACGAGGATGGCTGAGGCCGGCTGCAGGATGGCGGTGATCCAGTCGCCCCACGGGAGATCGACCGAGGTCTTTGCCGCCTCATCCGCCATGGCGGATGAGGCGATGCAGGCGAGCGCCAGCGCCGCGAGAAGTGTGCGGTTCATGTCGGGGTCTTTCGATGGGACGTTAATTTTCGCGGTCAGGATCGTGGTGCGAAATCAACGTGATGCGCGGCGGGCCCGGCCGGCGCGGGTCTATCTCGGGCTCAGGTGACGAGCGCGAGGAAGCCGAGAATGAGGGCGAAGGTGATCGCTCCGCCGCCCATGATGAGGGGGACGAGGCCGCCGATTCGCACGTCGGCGGATTGGCCCTCATCTTCCATGGCGCGGTTGCCGATCCAGACAAGGACGGCGCCGCCGAGGAGCAGTGCTGCCGCCGCCCAGATCATGCCGCCACCTTCGCAACGTCGATGGCCGACCACGTCGCTGGCCCAGCAATGCCGTCCGCGACGAGGTGGTGGAGGCGCTGATAGGTCCGGAGTGCGGCCTCCGTGGTCGAGCCGAACTTCCGATCCACCGTCACGCCGATGGCGCGCTGCAGGACCGCCACATCCTCGCCTACCGCGCCTCTCCGGAGGGTCGGGCGCTTCTTGGCATCCTGCGCCGGGATGGGTGGCCGCGGCGCGGCGCCATTCATCAAAGCCGCCACGCGCGCCCTGAATTTGATCATGTCGAACGTCGGGTCGATCTTCCGCCCCTTCGGCAAGGCGTACTCCTTGTGACCGCAGCACATGATGGGCTCGGCACCGATATGCGTGAGCACGGCGGCGATGCCGCGGGCGTAGGCCTCGACCTGCACCTCCGGCCAGGGGTCGTTGGCGAGCCCGGTGTTCTCGGCCTCGATCCCGATCATCTGGCTGTTGCCGGCGGTGACGCCGCCCCAGATGCCTCGACCTGCGTGATAGGCGAGTCCGGCAGCGACGATGTACCAAGTGCCGTCGCGACCGAGCGCCAGATTGCAGAGGGGTCCGGCGAGATCGACTCGTCCGCGCACCACGGTGTCGAGCGACGGCATGTTGCCGATCAGCGGCCCCGCCGTGTGGTGGCAAATCGCGCCCTTGATGTCGCCCATTGAGGCGTGACCGCGCGTCTTCCAGCCATCGACCTCAGCGACCTTCAGCCCCGCAGCGCGGAGCACATCGGCGAGCCAGAGAGCGTTCGCCATCACGCTTCTCCCTGGACAGAGGTGCGGTCGCCCTTCCGGCGCGCCCTGGGCTTGATGTCGCCTTCGACGCCTCCCTGCGCCTCCGGCAAGTCCCGGTCGCGCGTGGCCTCGATGGCGGTGACCGGGGCGTGGCACAGGCAGCCGTCATGGTCCTCGTGCTCATCGCACGCAGGCTTGGTGGTCATCATGGTGGGTCGCCTCAGATGTCGCCGGGCTGCAGGTGATACTGCTCGCGAGGCGTGGTGCGCGGGTCGCCGCGGTAGAAGGGGATCACGGATAGATCGCCGTAATCTCCACGGAGGAAGACGGACTGCTCCAGAAGGCGCCGCTTGAGCAGCCCGTCCTTCGGCTCGCCGGCGGAATTGTACTTGCACTCCGGGAGGTAGTCGGCGGCGGCCTCGAACTTTCCGGCGTTCATCAGCCCGACCATGTGCTCGAACCCGCGTCGGCCATGGCCATCGAGCTTGTTGCCATTCTGGTAGTACAGGTCGAACATGGCATCGAACTGCTGCTGGGAGACCGGCACCTTCAGCGAACGGGTGACGATCTGCTCGCGCGAGGTGACGTCGCGCTTCAGGCGCGCGAAGGCCTCGGCCACCGTGATGGTGTCGCCGGGTCGCAGGTTGGGGTCGTTGCTCCCCATGCCGATCGAGAGGTGCTTCCCATCCTGGTAGGCGGTGAGGACGATCGCCTCCCGGCAGGTCAGGAAGATCAGGCCGTTCCGTGACAGTTTCATACCTGCCTCCGCTGGTGCGCGAGGCGACCGAAGCCGCCCCGCGCTTGGCTCAGTTGCCGGAGGGCTGGAACTGGATGAGGCTGCCGCTGATCTCCTCGATCTTGGCGAGGGCCGCCTCGCGGGCAGCCGCAGCCTTCTCGGTGTCCTCCCGAGCCTGCGCGGCCCGGCCGTCGGCGATGGCGGTGGCGAGCGCCTTGCGGGCGTCCGCGAGTTCCTGGCCCTTCTGAGTCGTCCAGGTAGCAACCTCCTGCTGAAGCTGGGTGAGGCGCTCCAGCACGGCGCTGTCGTTGTCGGCCATCATTCTCTCCTGTCGGGTCTGGTTTTCGATCACGAGGTCGAGCTTCTGCTCGAGCCTGCGGCTTCTGCCCGGCCTGCATCGCGCTTGGGCGAAGGCCAGCCGGACGAAGGGGGCGATGCGCGTGCGGTGAACACGCGCGAGCGTCTGCATCGCGGCTGATGCTGCGTTCATGGATTTGCTCGCGATGTTGGAGTGGTGAAGCGTCAGCGCCGGCGGCGACGCGGCAGGACGCAGGCCTGCACTGTGCCGACGCCCTCGATAGTCAGATCAGTCGGGGCCTGATCGTGCCGACGGCGCGGCGCCGCCTCGACGCTGGTGATGCTGGCCAGCGCAAAGACGGCGGCCAGGAGGGCGAGTGTCACTGCAACGTGGCGCATTTGATCGTGCCGCCATCGTTCGCGCAGAGCTTCATCGAGCCATCGCCGCTGTTTTTGTACATGCTGAAATAGGACGGAAGAATATCGGCTGTGGTCGGTGCGGAGCCTTTCAGCTTCCATTGCCCGACTGTGCCGCCGAAGGTGTCGAGGACCGTGTTGCCAGATCCTGTATCAGACACGTTGGCTGTGTTTCCCGAATACAGGTTGCTGACGACTTGGTTGCCCGACGTGCCGGAGATGAGGGCGACGGCGACCGGGAAGTTGGTGAAGTTGTTGCCGGACACCAAACCGTTGGTCGCCCCGGTCACGAGATGCACGCCCACGATGCCGGTCAGGTTGGTGCCGAACCCCTGAAAGCGATTGTTCGACACGTTGAACCCAGGCGCCGCCAAGCGAACCCCGGCTTCGTTGGCGTTCAAGATGATGAAGAAGTTGCCCTGGATGTTGATGGAATACATCTGCGAGAAGATGCCGATGCCGGCCGTATTCACGTTGAACTGAGATCCGCCGTAGACCGACAGTCCATCGTTGGCATACTGGCCAGAGGCGGCATAGATCCCGTAATTGCCGACGTTGAAGTTCGACCCGTCGACCGTGAAGCCCTGCGCCACGTCGCCGATCTGGATGCCGTAATTGGATCCCGCGAAATAGCACTGGTTGAACGAGTAGTGGACTGCGTAACAGGCGGTTCCGCCGCAGGCCGTTCCATTCTGCCCGGCGATGTAGGTGCCGATATGGGCCTGCGAGCTCGGCGTCCCGCCGAAGAACTGGCTCTGATTGAAGTCGATGCTGCTGACCAAGGTGGCGGCGACATCCACTCCCCAATGCGCCCCGGCGAGGAAGCCGTCGTGCCCCCTGAAGATGACGCGGCTGAACGTCTTCTTCGGCTGCGATGCCGGATCGAGGTCACCGACCGGTCCGAAGAGGGCGATGCCGATGCTCGTCGTCGTGTCGGTGTCCGTCGTCCACGTCAGGTCGGAGACGTCGAGGGCGCCGTACTTGTTTGCGAAGGTGGCCTTGAGGCCGTTGCCGGTCTGCCCCGCGAACCAGACCTCGACGCAACTGGTGTTCGCTCCGGTCAGGCTGAGCTTCTTGCCCGCCGCAACCGTGATCGTCTGCCCCGAGGCAATCTTGTAGACGCCGCAGGGGAAGTAGCCCTGGCCTCCGCCGCTGGCGAGAGCCGACAGCATCCCGCTGAATGCCGCGCTGTCGTCGGTCGTGCCGTCGCCCTTCGCCCCCCAATCCTTGATGCTGATCCGCTCGGCAAACTTGTCATTGAGCGATCGGACGACAGTGCCCGACACGTTGGATTTCGCGCTCATCGTGGAGATATCGCCGGTCGAGCCCGTGCCGGTCAGGTTGAGCGCCGGCATCGAGGGCGTGCCGGTGAAGACCGGCGAGGCGAGACCCGCCTTCGCGCTGATTGCGCTCGCCTGATCGGCCACGGTGCGAGCAAGCGTGCCTGCAGCGGCAGATCCAGACGGCGTGACGCTCATGCCGGAGACGTCGCCGGTCGAGCCCGTGCCCTTGATCTGCAGGGTGTCGGGCGTCGAGGTGAACTTGCCGCTCTGCCATAGCCCGAGAGTCGGACCGCCCGGCAGGATCACGCGCGACGAACTGTCGATGCGGCCAGGTCCGAGGATCTGGTCGGCATGCGCCGGGCCGAGGAGGAGCGTTGCGGCGATGGCCGCTGGAATGAGCTTACGCATTACAGGGTCCACAGGTTCGAGCCGTTGGAATGGAAGACGAGCTTTTGGTAGGGGCTCTGCACCGAGACGTTCGGCTGGCCGCCGATCGTGTCCTGCCCCGCCGCCGCGATGATGATGGGCTTGCTCGTGCCGCAGGACCCGCTCTCGTCGGCGATGTAGAGAGGCTGGCCCAGCGGGTACTGCGCAGCCGGCGGCAACGTCAGGGTCCGGGGTGCGGAGATCGCGGTGACGCCGACATAGGTGTCTGTCGCCTTCACCGAATAGGGCGTGTCGTTGACGGTGGAGCGCCCGATCGAGGGGACGCCGAGCGCCTGGCGGGCGGCGGCGGCATCCGTCGCCTTCAGGACGGCCCGGCCGACATCGGTGCCGTCGGTGATGGCGGCAGCACTGATTTGGGAAGGCCCCGCCGTGCCCTGTTGGGTCGCTACCACCAGGGTCACGGTCGTGCTCTGCGAAACCAGCGCGGCCGATGGGATCTGGTCGATGGAGCGCGTGTCGGCCGCGTCGAACACGTCGAAGAAGATCAGCCCGAGCGTCTGGCGCTTCCCGTTGGTGTCGATTTTCGCGATGAGGATGCGGGTATCCTGATCGGGATCCGCAGCCGAGTAGCCGCCGGGAGCGTTTGCGGTGAGCAGCCGCGAGGCCACCACGTTGAACTTGCCCTGAGCATCTGAGACGCGAACGATGCCGCCATTGGAAACGGTCAGCGGCTGAAATGTCGAATATCCGGGCAACCACAATTCCGCGACGAGAATTGAGCCGGTGAGATCCTGAGCCACGCCTGAGGCATCTTGGTAGATGCACGGAATGACCCAATCATCGCGCGTCCAGCGCTGTAGGGGGGTGATCGCATTCATGCCTGCACCTGCTGATTGGTCCCGCTGATGACCCACTTCGAGCCGTTGTCGGTCACCTCGACGCCGGTCCCGGCATTCGCGGCTTCCAAATTGCCGACGGCATCCGGCGCGCGGCCGTCGCTGGCGAAAGCCTTCCGACCGCGATTGCCGGGCCGCGGAAGATCGGCCACGACGTAGCTCGGAAGGATTGGCGCGCTGAGCGGCAGTCCGGACGAAAGCTGCCCCTCGATGGTGCCGATGCGGCCCGCGAGATCGCTCAGATCTGGCGCGTAGGCTCCCGCGAAGGTCACATTTGTCACGGTGAGGCGATCGACGGCGGTGGCGCCATCGGCTCCGTAGGTCTTGATGAACGGGCGCCATGCCACCGCGCCATCCGGCGGCCTGATGGCGGCGCGATCCCGCGCAGTTGACGGAACACGCAACGACAGCGACCGAGATCCTCCCTGAATCTGTAGATTCAGATCCCGGCGGATGAGAGTGGTGCCGACCCCGTTTCCGCCCGCGTCCAGCCACTGGATGCCGATGTCGATGGCGTTGTTGTTGGGATCAAGGACATCCGTCAGGCGCCAGTACCGCGCCGTCAGGACATAGATCGCGTCGGGGTCCAGTCCGATCGGTGCAATGGGCGCGATCAGCCCTGCGCCAACGATGCGATAGGCGCGCCCTGAGTTCGTGGAAACCACGCCGGACGGGTCGAGAGGCTGCAGGGTGGCCGCGTCACCGATGGCCGTCGCAGCATAAGCACTCGGCGCGAGCCCCGGCCCGTTACCCTGGACGAGCGAAAGCAGCAAACCGATAAAGGAACGCGTCACCCGGTCGTTGAGCGCATCGAACTGCGCGCGAATGTCATCGAGTTGACCTTGGACGCCGTCGAACTGCGCCTGGACGTCGTCGAACTGAGCAAGGCCGTCGTTGATCTTGTTCCTGGTCGTGACCGGATCATCGCCGGCGGAGATCTTGGGTAGAGACATGCGACCCTCGTCGGTGGCGTGTTTCAGAAGGCCTCGGCGAGGCTGAGCGTGATGTCCGAGAGCGGCGACGTGGCCGATTCGATGTCGCCCTGATCCGCGTCAGCCATCCGCATCACGCACTTCGGGTTGGCGAAGTTGACCACGGTGCCGGCGGGATAATCGTCCCTGAGCCAGGGGCGGATTCTGACGTCGACGACACCGGGCACCGCGAGGCCGCCGTCGCCGACCGGGTCTTGCGATGCCAAGCCGACGATGATGTGCAGCCGGTCGCCGATCTGTAGATACTGGCCGCTGCGGAGCGGCCCGCCCGTCTCTCGGAGGATCGAGATCGTCGTCGCGTTCATCGCGACATCAGCGGCCAGCGAGAACACGAGGCCGCCGGCGAGCGCCGCGTTCGACTGGTACTCTGGATCGAGCTTCGCGCTTCTGGCGGCGAGGCCGGGCGTGATCTGCGTGCCGGTGAGCGGATCGACGGCCCATGGCTGGCCGCGCCAGTCCGTGGGGCCGATCATCATCGTGCCGAACTGGCCGTCGAGGCCGGCAATGAACCCGCGGGCGTCGCTCTGCGCATTCTCATCGTCGAGCAGGTGGAACGACACCTTGGCGAGCCAGCGCCCGGACGGGCTGGCGGCGAACTGTTGGGTGCCTGTCATGCCCTGCCCGCCCGAGCGGCTGGCGCCTGAGATGCGCCACGCCTCGGAGAAAGGCCGCATCGAGGCCGGAAGCTGAAGCGCCATCAGGTCACCGTCACCGTGATCGGATTCGTCGTGCTCGTGGCATCGCCGTACCCGGAGCGGTTAAAGGCCCGGACCCAATAGGTGACCTGGCCAATCGGCGGGCTATCCGTTCCGTCGAAGGCTTGGTTCGGCGAACCGTTGAGCGTCCGGACCACCTGAGCATTGGCGAAGTTGGTGGTCGCCGACCGGTAGACACGGGCGAATGCGAAGTTGGCTGCGTTCGGAGATGTGAAGGCGTAGCGCGCTGAGCCGACACCGCCGGTCGCTGCAAATCCAGTCGGCGCCCCGGTCGAGGTGACATCCGATGTCGCTGTGATCGGGCTCAGCGCGGCCGGCAGATAGTCCGAGACCAACCCTCGACCGTAGGTGGCCACTGCACCCTGGACCTCATACTGAGCGCCATCGGTCAGCACTTGCGAGATCAGCGAGAACGGATCGTCGGTGTCCTGCGCCATCTCGGAGTAGTCGGCGCTGCCAACGACGCAATAGCGACCAATCAGCGAGAGATCCTGCCGGACGGGCGCGGTAGCCGTGAGGCGGAGGAAGGTCGCGTTGATCTGGCCGTTTACCGCGCGCCGCTCGATCGCGACGGTGAGATCTTGTGGCGGTGCCGGCGGGGCATCAGACGCCGTGGTGTTCGGCAGCGCGGGCGGGACGCCCTCCTCGGTCTGCGCGTCGAACGTGTAGATCGCCGGGTCGATGCTCGCCAGATCGAGCGTCACGGTTCCTTGCTGCAGGTTGGCAACCGACCGCTTCACCGCGAACACCAGATCGATGCCGTAGATCGGAGAAGTGAACCGGATCGACTCCTCGAACAGCGCCGCAGCGGCAGACAGCTTGAAGACGCCCGTGATCGTGAAGGCCGGATTACCCTTCCCCATCGCGATTTTGGCGAGGCGCCGCGCCTGCTCGAAATACGGCACCCACGGCCGGGAAAAGTCCTCCTCCAGGAGCTCGCCGGACGCCTGCTGTGCAGCCAGGTCGTCCCACGGCTGCGCCTCGACCTGCTGATAATCCTGGTTCCGGTCGACATAGGTGATCTTCAGCCGGTTGAAGGTCGCCAGCTTCGAGCCGCCTGCCTCGATCTGCAGCGAGATCACATCGGCGTCGGTCAGGGTGACCGTCGGGACCGGGAATTGGCCGCCGGTGATCCCGATCGTGCCGTCGGCCTCCAGGGTCAGCGCCCCATCGCAGGTCGACAGCATCGCGGTCAGGGTATCGACCGGATCATCCGTGAACTGGTACGTGCCCCCGAGGTAATAGCGGCTCCGGACCGTGCCGTCCTTCGTGGTGACGGGGCCGGCACAGAGGGCGGCGAACTGCCGGAACTTCTCCTGGTTGATGAGGCTGCGTGGGACCCGCAATCCCCATTCGTGCGTGAGGAAATCGCAGATGCACGGGCCCGATATGTCGCTCCAGCGCCAGGTGGCCGAGTTGTAGAAATCCTGCGCCGGGTCGAGCGGGTTGTAGACTAGAGATGATCGACCGACGACGCGAAGGGTAGGCCAACTGCTTTTGGGAAAATAGTTCTTGAACTTCTTTTCGGTGGGAGCGGCCGACTTCACGGCAGAATAGACACATCCGTAGAGGTGGTGGCTGCCATCCCATCCGGGGGTCATGGACAGGATCGTCGATGGGGCCTGATTGTTCGTGCCGAGATGACTGTCGATCGCGACGTAACCGCGCCAGGGCGTTGTGTGGACGGTGCCGCCCAACGTGCCATTGTTGATGTCGGTCAGCAAATCGTCGAGCCACCACTCCTCGAATGCATCCCACGGGCCTTCACCGTGATAGAGGCCATAGTAGAAAGCCCCACCCACCGACTTGTACTGCACATATGAGCCAGCCAATTTGACCCGGCCGTAGCTGCGCTGGCGCACCGGCACGGGCTGCCGCGAGGCGTATTGCTGGCTGGCGACCTTCTGCGAATCCCCCTGCAGCGTGCCTGCGAGCAGGTTGATGCCGGTGCCGGCCACGAGCAGCGCCGCACCGCCGATGATCGTGGCCGTGGTCGCGGTGACCTCGACCGCAACCGCGCTGGCGATGGCGAACCCAATTGCCTCAGCCACGGGCGAGGCTCCACGCGCACAGCATCGGCATGTCCTCGATCAGCACGCCCCGCTCGGCTTTGGCCGCCCAAGCGCCCGGCACTCGGATGGCCGCGATGTCCTGGCCGGGATGGCTCACCACACCCACGTCGCCGACGGCGGGCGTGTCGGTCTCAACGAAGCCGGCGGCGGCCATGTGCTGGCGCCACATTGGCAGGAACCCGCCATAGCCACGGATCAGCCGGAGGGCGCCGGTCGCGGTCGAGTAGGCGCCGCGCAACGACACCGCCGGATCCACTCCGGTTTGCTGCCGCACCCAATCCGCCACCATGAAACAGCAGTCGTCATGCGGGCGTGCGAAAGGGCGCCCCATCGCGGCGTGAAGGTAGGCCTGAAGCTCAGGGGGCATTGTTTAGCGCCAGCTACCCACGACACACACGCCGCCGAAGCCGCGCGGAATGAAAACCTGGTTCTCGCCACACGAGAACTGCTGTTGCCCGGCGAGCCACATCACGCCGAAAATCAAGGCCATGAGCGGCCAGACCATCCAAGGCTTCATCGGGACCTCAGTACGTCGGCCAATTCTCAGTCGCCTGCACGAGGCGCGAGATCTCGCTGCAGCCGAAATCGCCCGGATACCGGCTCTGCTGAGTCGCGTCGGACAGGTAGGCCAGCGCGGGGCGGCGCCGGCGGTAGAGCAGCGTCACGGTGCTGACCGTGATGGTCGAGGCGCTGACGTCGGACGTGATCTTGGCTCGGTCCATGAGGCCATTCCAGATCGCGATCGGCTTATCGACGGGAGCGAGGTTCTCGTCGAAATACTGCTCGAAGATGATGCAGGGCTGGCCTTTGACCTCGTGCGAAGCGGCGAGCGCCCTGGCTGCGATCTCCGGATCGATTCCTGAGAGCGTGAGCGTCGGCGTCTGGCTCGATACCAAGGCCCGTTCCAGGTCGGACACCGTTCCGAGATTGCCGACGCCCTGCCACACCTGCCCGTTGGCATCCTTCAGCGGGCCCGGCCCGGTCCAGACGTACATCGTGCCGCTGGTGAATCCGAGTTGGACGAGCAGCGCCACGAACAGTTGCTGACGCTGCTGAATCGCACGGACGAGGTCAGGATAGCCGCTCATCAGCCGAACGCCCGCTTGTCAGCCTTCTGCCGATCGAACTGCGTCCGGCGCTGCTCCTGATCGTAGGACGACAGCGTTGAGCGCACCCGAGCGTCGACTTCCGCCAGCGACAGGTTCGATCCCCGCAGGTCGAAGCTAAATTGGCGCGCATCGACGGCCTGCTGCGGCCCGTTCGCATTGGCCGCGATCGGCGCGAGCGGCGCCTTCATGTCCGGCATCTCGACAAAGCCGCCGTCGGCATAGCCACGGAGACCGTCGAAGAAGCCCCGGCCGATCCGGCTGACCGTGCCGGAGTCGATCACGTACTCGCCGCGGTGGACGATGCCGGCCGGCTCGTACTTGCCCCCGTGACCGGTGTAGCCGCCGTCAGCAAAGCCGAACAGTTTGCCGATCCCGCCGAACAGGTCGAAGCCACCACCGCCACCGCCACCGGATGACCCGCCGCCTAGAATGCTGCCGAACAGCTTTGAGAAGATGGCATCGGTGCCGAACTGGATCAGCTTGTCGCCGATCTTGTTCAGCGCGCTGGCGAACGCATTGGCGACCGACGTGCCGTGGCTGAGGTCGGTGATGATGCCGGAGAACGCGCCCTGGCTGGTGTCCTTGACCTGTTTCAGGGTGTCGAGCGCCTGCGACTGAGCGATGACGAACTGCGCGCTGGCCGAACTTGTGTCGCCCACCAGGGATCGAGCCTGCGAATAGGCCGCCCCCTCTGCTGCGGTCCGTCCGAGTTGGTCGCGCTGGAATCCGGTGTCGCTGGCGAACTGCTGCAGCTTGATCTGCTGAGCCGCGCTCGCCGTCTGCGTCGCCAGCCCCTTGATCGAGGCTGCCAGCGCATCGCTCGCCGGCACACCGGCATCGAGCAGGGCGTTGTAGCGCTTGGTCGCCTCAGCAGTCGCCTCCAAGGCGAGACCGTTCTGCCCGTAGTTCTGCGTGACGTTGCGCAGCGTGTCGTTCTGGTCCCTCAGGGCCCGCGTGTAGGCATCCTGATCGCGGCCCTGAGCGAGCGACGAGGGATCGCCCATTTGCCCGGCGCGCCGCAGCACGTCGTTCGCATAGGCCGTGTTCGCAGCGTCGTCCTTGCTGCCGTAATAGTTCTTGAGCGCCTTGAACTGGTCGCCCCCGGCCTGATCCAGCTTCATCTGGAACACGCCCGCGATGCCGGCGGCCCCCTGCGCCGGATCGGTCCGGTCGAAGGTCGACGGCAGGTAACCGTTGCGGATCGCGTCCGCAGCCGTGCCTCTGGTGATCTGGCCAAGGCCATAGGCCGACGTGGACGGGCGACCGTCCGGACCAAGCACCTTCGTGCCGCCGATGTTCGCGTTGCCGCCCGACTCCTTATCCGCGATGCCGGCGATCAGCGCCGCAGGCACCTTCCCGAATTGCTGACCGGCCGCGATGATCTGAGCCTGCACGCTCTGCGACATGCGCGAGAAGGCGCCGCCGATCTGATTGCCCTCCAGGGTGCTGCTCTTTTCGAGGCTCTGGAGCAGCGTGACGCGCTCCTGCTCGATCGACTGCAACCGGGCATTGATATCGCTCTGGTTGCCGCCCTGGCGCCGAACGTCGATCTCCTTATTCGCGGCGTTCTCGTTGATCGTTGCGGCGCTGAGGCCCTGCTGCGTGAAGCCGATGGTGCGCTGCTGGAAGCCGGCGGTGCGGAGGGCATCGGCAAATCCGGACCCGCCGGCCATGAGATCCTCGCGAAGCTGCTTGGCCTGCGTCAGGAGTCCTTCCATGGCGCGCCGAGCGTTGCCCTGCTCGTCGAAGGGCAGCTTCGCGAAATTGGTAGCGATGTCCTTCGCCATGTCGCTGATCTTCTTGATCTGCTCATTGGCGGGGTCGAGGGCGCGGACGTAATCGCCGATGCGCGTGCTGGTCTGATTCTGCTGAGCCTGCTGAATGCGCTCGTCGCGCTTCCGGACGTCCTCCTTGAGCTTGTTGACCTCATCCTGCGCTAGGCGCTCGTCTCTGCTCGCTACACCCGGCAGGAGCGAACCGAATGCACCGGCGGACCGGGCCCGGCTGTTCTCCAGCACCTTCTGCGCGGTCGCGAGGCGCTCCTCCAGCGAACCGCCTGTGACCGCTTTGTCGACGGCGCCGCCGACCTTGTCCCAGACGTCGCTGATGGTGGCGCCGACCGCAGCCGTGGTCCGCCCCCACGCGCTGGTGAGCTCCGTCGCGCTGGTCAGACCGCTCTTATAGGTGTCGAGCAGGAGCTTCTGCGCACCGAGACGATCGCCCTGCGCGGCGAGGCGCTGGATGTTCTCGCGGGTGGTGTCGTTGAGGATGGCAAGCTGCTTGTCGAGGGTGTCGGCGCCCTTGGCCGGATCAGCGAACGCCTCCGCGAGGGCCTTCGTCGCGTCCGGCACGCTCTGCCCGGTCGTGGCCGCATAATCCTTCACCGACCCGATCAGGCCACCATACATCTCGGTGCCGATCTTGCCGGTGGCGGCGAACTCGCCCGCCATCTCCCGAGCCGACCGGACCGAAACACCACCGGCGGCGGCGCTGGCCGACGCAACGGCATTGATCTGCGCGACAGTTGCTCCCGAAGCGCGACCAACGCCCGAAAGGTTCTGTGCCAGAGCCGTCTGCGTCGAGGCATAGGACTGCTGCGCAGTCACGCCCGCCAGCACCGCCGCGGTCACGCCGGCAAAGGCACCCCCGACAGGGCCTATGCGCCGCGCAACGCTCATCGCGGTTTCGCCGATACCCGCCAGCGCACCGCGCACGCCGCCCTGGCCGCCCTGAAGCACCTGGAAGATCTGGCCGCCCTGCTGGGCGAACGTCTGCATCGGGGAGATGCCGGACGCCAAGGACGTCACGACATCATTGATCTGGAAGCTGAGATTCTGCCAGCCGTAGGCGGACAGGCCGACCCCCTTCGCCAGCCGGGCATTGGCGTCTTCAGCCTTCCGCAATTCGTTGGTCTGCGCGAGCAGCGTGTTCCGAGCACGGGCGACTGCCGCCTCGAACTCGCCTTGGTCGATGATCCCGGCTTCCAGGGCCTTGTTGGCAGATTCCTGCGCCGCCTCGAACTGCTGAGTGACAGCGAACATCGGCACGAGGGCGGCGCGCTGTTTCGTCAGGCTGGCCGCATACGCCTCAGCCTCCGCCCCGGCCTTCTGCGCGGCGGCATTGATCTGCGACTGCAACGCGGCATTGGCGCTGTCATCGCGCACCGTGCCGCTCATGTTACTCAGTGAGCCGAGCTTGTTCGATGCTTGGATGTTCTGGAACGCGGTCCGTCCCTGCTCTCCAAGCTGAGACCATGCCGCCCGCAGGTCCGAAGCCGAGCGCGCGGCGGCGCCTTGGATCTCAACCACGCCATTCAGCGCCTTGATCTGGTCCGCGAAAGCGTCCTTCTGCTGCGCGAGGTTGGTGTTGAACACCTCCTGGCTGATCGCGCCGGCGGCGAAGGCCTGCCGGAGATCCTGAAGCCCGGACAGGTACTGCTGCTGCGCCCGATACAGCGGGTCGTATTTCGCCCGCGTGTTGCTCAGCGCCTGGCCATAGGCGTCGATGTCAGCCGCTCGCGATTCGGTGCCGAAATCGTCACGCACTCCGAGCAGCTTGTTGAACTGCTCCTGAGCGGAGGCTGCAAGCGCGGTCGCCTGTGCGGCCTTCGTCTGCGCATCGACGACGCCATTGATCTTCGCCACAGCGGCATCGAGCAGTGCACCTTGCTCGGCGAACCGGGCATTGTAAACGCCCTGCGAGATCGCGCCGACCGAGAGGGCCTTGTCGAGTTCCTCGACGGTCCGGATGTAAGACTGCTCAGCGGCGAACAGCGGGTCGAACTTCGCCTGCAGCGCGTCGAGGCTCTTGGCGTAAGCCTCGATGTCTCCTCCCCGGTCCGGCACGACGAGTTGCGAATTGACCGATCGCTGGGCGGACTCCTTCTGGACCTGCGCAATGCGCTCCAGCACCTGGATCTGGTCGTTGTACGACCGGGTCGCCTTCTGCCGCGCGTCGTTCGCAATCTCGGTGGTCAGGATGCCCGCGCGCTCGGCGTCGGTGACCTCCTTCACGGTCGCGGCATAGCGCTGGGCCGCCGCGAACATCTGGTCGTATTTCGCCCGCAGCTTATCGCCGGCAGCAGCCGCGGCCTCGAAAGCGGCCGCGCGGTCCTCGCCAGCGCCACCGCCGCCGCCCCCTCCTCCGACGCCAAGGCGCTGATTGATCGTCTTCTGGTAGGACGCGGCAGCGGCCTCCTGCGCCTCACGGGCCTGGATCGTGGCCTGAGCGGCGGCGCGCTGAGCAGCCTCGAACGCCTGCGCCTCCTTGGCTGCCGCACCGAATCGTGTCTGCAACAGGCCGATCTGCCGCTCATAGGTCGCGACGTCGGTGGCGCCCTGCTGGAGCGCTCGGTCAGCGTTCTCGAGTCCCCGCCGCAGGTTCTCAGCCGCGCGGAAGCTCTCATCGACCTTAAGCCGCCAGCGGTCGAACGCGCCCGCAGCCGATAGGGTCTTTTTCGATGCGAGGTCCGTGATGACCGCGGACGAATTGACGACATCCCCCAGCTTCTGCTGGGCGTCGGCAGTCGCCTGGAGGTCGCGACGAACCGCGTCGCCACCCTCAGAGATCTGCTGCACCCGAATGCGGCGGATGGTTTCGATTGTCGGCATGGATGATCCGTGCGAGTCGGGTCTAAGCCGTGAGGAGCAAGTGCATGGGTTGGACCCTGATCTGGCTGACACTGAGCGGGACCGGGGCGCCGACCAGCGGCTCCGCTCATTTTGCTACGGTCGAGGCGTGCTTCGCGGCTCAGCGGGCCTACGGCGGGCTGAACTTCGACATCACGAAGGGCCGTCTTCTCACCCTCAGCAGCGAGTCGATCTGCGTGAACGATCAGACCGGCGAGGGTAGGACGGCTATCCAGCCTCGACCGTAGGCTTCTTAGCGAGCCGTTTGAGCAGCGCCGTGATGCCCTTGCCGTCGGTGATCGGAACCTCGTCCAGCACCTTCGCGCCGGGCGCCCTCATCCCGAGGTACTCAGCATCCATCTCCCGGATGATCGCGAGGAACCACGCATAGTCGTCCGGCTGGGACAGGTCGTGGTCGGCGGCGAACGAGCGGATCGACTTCGATGGGATCCGCCCCTCAGCGCCGAACCCTAGCTGCCTGTCGGTGCTGAGCTCCCAGAACGCGCTCCAGATGAACCCCAGATCCTTCGAGAGCATCGGCCGGGACAGAAACCCCGGCGGCAGAGGCCGTCCGGCCGCCTCAAGCGTGCGGAGATGCTTTGCCTGAGGCGACCATTCGATCTGCCACCGCAGGCACTCTAGGAGTTTCCCACCGCAGTCTCGACCTTATCGGCCTCGACCTCCTCGACCACATTGGCGGCCCACGCCACGGCATCGCGAAGCGGGCGGAAATCGGGATCACAGAGCAGCGTCATCGCCTGCTCCTTGGAATAGTCGACGGGCTGGTCATCCTCGTCGGTGAGGTTCTTCCAGTCGAGGAGGATGTGCTCGACCATGCCGCGCGTCAGGATCGCGTCGCGGACGTTCGGGAGCAGGCCGCCAGCGAGCCGGCCGCCCTCCCGCTGATCGCGCGGTACGGCAGCGACCTCGCGCGCCATGAAGGCGGCATAGTCGGTATTCGAGAAGCCTCGGACGCGGAGAGCGAGATCGCCCATCTGCGGAATGCCGTCGATCCAGGCGCCCTGCTGAGCGCGCGTGGAATTCACTTTGATGCTCTTGAGTTTCACGATGTCACCTATGCTCGTCGGGAAAGCGAACCCGCGCCCGGAGGGTCAATCTGGGCGCGGGGATGGTTGGCGGAGGATCAGGTCGGCGGGACCTCGATGACCGCCGAGTCGATGCCGATCATGAAGGTGCTGCGGATCACGTTGTCGGACGAGCCGACGTTCAGCCGCTTCGACATCACCAGACCGCGGAAATACGCGGTGGTGCCGGAGCCATTGGTGGTGATCTGATCCGGCAGGACGACGCGGAAGGCATACTTCAGCGGCGTGGCCTCGGCGGCGACCAGCGCCTGCTGGCCGGGATCGGTGGAGTCGCGGCCGCAGGTCAGCGTCAGGTCGCCCGCGTCGCGGATGCCCTTCGCCTTGCGCTGCCGGCCGTCATTCAGCGCGGCGAAGTTGACCGCGCTGGACTGATCGCCGAACTCACCGAGCGACTCGACGAGGCCGACCTCGACCCAGCCGGTCAGCGCAGCGAATTCGGACGCGGTATCGACGCTCGGCGCAACCTGCGGACCGATGAAGATCTTCGCGCCGGTTGCGGTGGTAATATCTCCTGCCATCTTTCTCTCCAGAGATCAGGCCACTGCGGGCCCCGTTGAACCTCGCCCGCAGCGAGGGTTTCAGCACCGGATCAGGCGTAGAAGCCTGAGTTGTCGGTGAAGTCGAATTGGTACGGCACGCTGATCGAGACCGGGAAATACAGCCCGTCGTCATTGCGATCGTCGATTGCCGGAGATGACGGCGCGAAGGTCTGCACGCCGTCGAACTTCTTGCCTCGAAACAGCGCCGCGAGACGATCGGTCAGCAGCAAGCCGGTCTTCACGCCTAGACCGCGCTGCGCGTTCACGATGAAGCGGATGGTGCCCTCCTCGCGGTAGAGGCGGGCCGCGAGATCCATCTGCCGGGTGGTCGCGACCGGGTACTGCACTTGGCCGAAGACCGAGCCGTCATCCGGCACGTCGCCCTGGAGGTTGATGCCGAAGATCGGGCACGCGGGAAGATCATCGGCGGCGCGCGCCTCGACCACCGCCTCAGCGCCCCATAGCTCCGCAAGCCGCTTCTCCACGGCATCGACAACAGCAGCTTTCGCCATGGATCAGCGGCCCGGATCTATGATGATGGCCGGCTGGCGGGTAAGCCAATCGGCATGCCGGTCCGGACGCCCGCCGCGGACTCGCTGCGCCAGATCACGAGCGCTGGCCGACTGAGCCCATTCGCCGACGGCGCCACCGGGGAACGAGCGCCAGCCGAACCCGACATAGGCGACGTTGCCGTACCGGCGCTTGGCCATCGTCGCGACGCCCTCGTAGACGCCATCGGGCGCCTGAGGGCTGAGGCCGCGCTCGATCTTCCTGGCGTAGGGCTGAGCATTCAGCACCACGTACCGCTCCGCCGGCGGCGGGTTGGCGACATCCTCGAACTCGACATCGTCGGCGAACCAGACGTGGCTCTCGTTGTACCGCTTCTGAATCTTGGGCCGGCTGCCGATCGGGGAGTGCAGGATCAGCATCTCGTCGATGAACTGGATCACGTCGAGCAGCAGGTGGAACTCGAAGGTGACGATGCTGCGCGGCGTCAGAGATCCGAGATCGGTCCGCCGCGAGCCGTCCACGAAAGTGTCATGCGTCGGCACGTAGCCGAGAGCCGCCCGGTTGGTCTCCTGCCCCTCCACCAGCGCCTGCGTCGCCGTTTGCCGAAGCTGCTCGGACTGCGCCGCGGGCGATAGCTCCTCGTTGAAGATGAGCTCGATGTCCCGCGCGATCGGGTCGAGGCGGATCCGGGTGCCGGCCGCAGCCATCACGCGCCCCGGAGCCACGTCTCATAGCGCACGACGACGTCGCGCATCCGAACCGGGTTGCAGACCTGGATCACCTGCATCTTCCCGGCGATGAGCATGCGGTCGAGGCGCTTCGGCACGCCATCGAATCCTGAGGCCGTCAAGGCGCTCGGCGAGAACACCGCGGTGGTGTCGCCCTGCTGGATACCGCCAGCAAGCTCCTCCGGCTGGTAGCCGCGGACGAACGCCTGCAGGGCCTTGTCGCCCGATGCATCCGCAGCGGCGCCCTTGCGCAACATGACGGTCTGGCCGTCGCGAGCGATGTGCCGGTCGAGCGCGGCGATGGCGGCTTCGGGCGTCATGCGAAGGCGAACACGCGGTAGGGCCGGATCGCAGCCTCAGCACCAGGGTGAGGCAGGTCGCTCCCCATGGACTGCGAGGCATAGGTCGCGCTGCCGACGCCCTGCACCGTCTCACTCCGAATCGTGGGGTCGCGGCCGTTATCCGCGATCTGCGCGCTCACCAACTGGATGGCAGCGCGCTCGATGTCGGCCGGCAGCGGGATCTTGCCGGTGAAGTCGTCGCCGACCTCCTCGCCCGGCAGGAGCCAGCCTGCCTCATAGACCACGTCCAACGACGGGCGGCTCGTGCGCCAGAGGTTGTAGCCCGAGCCGTCCCCGATTCCACCGTCCGGCCGGAGGCTGGCCAGCTTTAGTGTCTGGTCCTCCAGCAGGTACTGATCCGGGGTGAAGGGGTCGCTGCTCCCAAAGCTGACGCTGATGATCCGGTTCACCGGGCCGGCGTACAGCACGAGGCTGCCGCGCGAGGCCAGGAGTCGCTGGCGGTAGATCGCGCGCCCGAAGACGCGATTGCACGACATCGCGATGCGGCTCGACGCCTGATCGAGCAGGCGACCGAGTTGCGCATCGCTGGGAGACGTCGCGGACAGACCGAGATCGGTCCGCGCATCATCGACCTGAGCGAGCCGGGCAGATTTGGCCGGCGTGAGGACGGTCAGCATTTGGGGCTTTCAGATATTGCGATGCTTCAGACCGGGGACTGAGACGGCGAGGATCGTGGGTTGGCGGAGGTAGGGAGAGGACATCGCTCAGACCACCAGCGCGAGGCGTTGCAGGAGCATCGGATGTCCAGGGCCTAAGGGGGGGGCGAACTGCTTGAGTGGGGAGCCTCGCCCGCTTCCGGCTTGGTGGGCGGGGAGCGGGGGGAGTTGGATTTAGCTCGCGACTTTCTGTGCCCGCATGTTCGCACCACAGGTGGCATTCGCAACACCAGTGACCGTAATGCTGACGATGCCGGAGTTGCCGGCCGTGAGCGTTGCGGACCATCCCGACGTGGGCGTGATCAGATCGGTCTGAACGGGCGTGCCGTCGATAGCTGCGGCGCCAGTTCCTCTTGAAACAGAGCCGCGCCAGTTTCGAACGATGGTTGCGCCCGAGCCGTTCAGGCGACCAACAAGCGTAATATCGAATGCCCACGTCGTGTTGACTGGTATTACCGCCTCTTGGCTTGAGTTATCAAGAAATAGCTTGGTCGCCGTTGCCCCAGCCAAGGTCCCGCGCCAGTGTAGCTCATAAATTTCATTGTCGCCAGAGCTTAGTACTTGGCCGCCAGCGTGGGCGCGGGCGCCCCAATTGCTGTCACCGTTTGCGCGGGTGCCGCTGACAAACTGGCCGAAGTTCGCGGCCACGGTATTTGCACCGACCGCCGTTGCGCCAGATGAGGCCGTTGCATTCGTGCCGATAGCGATTGCGTTCTGCCCGGTGGCTTGCGCGCTGGCGCCGTACTGGAGGCTGCTGATACCTGATCCGCCATATCGGGTATCGCCACCTGCACCCGTTCCAACCGCATCGAACCTGTCGGTCGCCTTCTGCGTCCCGATTGACATGACGCCGCCGGCTGCGAGGTTATGAGCAACGCGGACGATGTTCCCGCCACCTGAATTAGTCCAGTCAATCAGCCCAGACTGAGCATTGTAGACGTGCAGGTTGATGTCGTTCTGATTGGCTGATGTCGTTGCCGACGATGAGCCAAGCTGAAGCGCAGCAAACGCAGTGCTACCGGACGCGCCGGGATAGACGTGCCCGACAAGGAAGCCGGCACCGCCGGTCCAAATGATCGAGCGCGTTGCTGCCGCGCCGAGATTGTAGCTGTTGAGCCCGAAGACGTTGACGTTGTTACCGCTGTTAAACAGATTGGCGGTCGCGCCCATCTCAAGGTGCAGACCGTTGATCGTCGTACCGTCAGCGATATTGCTAAGGGCATATCGCGGCAAACTGGCAGCGCCGGTTCCGGTTGACCAGACATTGATATTGTTGCCACGGATACCGCCGTACTGGCCAAGCGCAATTGCGTCTACGGCGTTGTTTGTATTAAGGCCTGCGGCACGAACGTTTACGTCCTCAGCGTGCAGATCGCTTACGTCGTTCTTCCAGCCCTCTTCGCCAGTACCATTCACTGTTAGTGCAAAGACGTGACCGTTGTACGGTGAGGTGCCGAATGTCCCGCCCGAGGCGTACTCACTCGCCAGACCCTTGCGGAATGTGTTCTGGATCTTAACGGTATCAATCAGGAAGTCTCGGCCGATGAAGGCGATGCCGTGACCAGCCTTGGCGGCCGGCGTGGTGTTGTTGGCCGAGTTGCCGTCAATGGTAAGTCCGCAGATCCCGAAATTGCTGATGCCGGCTGAGGCGCTGTCTGTGCCGGTCAACGACTGGTAATTTTGGCCCTCAAAGATGGTGGTGTTAACGCCGTTGAGCAGCTTCAGCAGTGGGTTTCCGGCCCCCAGCAGCCAAACATTCGATAGAAGCGTGATCTTCCCGGCGAGCCCGTAGGCAAGCCCAAGGTTCGGGATAACAACTTGAGCGCCGCCACGAGCATTGGCTGCGACGACAGCGCGGCTGATGGCGGCGTCGAACCCTGCGTCTGTCGGGAGATAATAGTCCTGCGCGTTGATCAGATCCGAAAATCGAGCGCCGAACAGACGCCCAACCGTCCCACCCGTCGCCGTAACACTCAGCCCCGACGCATCCCCGGTGGCGTTGCCGAGGCCGCCCTTGGGCACGGGCAATGGTGACGTAAGTGGCGCGGATGCGCTTCCGCCTGAGAGAGAGAGAACCATTTCAATCACCCACGCATACGAACGCCGCGCTCATAAAGAGCGAGATCGAATTCGCGAATTCGGAGATTTATGAATTTGATAATTAAGCCGCGATCCAAGCGAGTTTGTCGCCCGGACGACAAAACAGGTTGCGATCGGTGCCGCCCCTCACCAGCACACGCGGGCCTGCCGTGGCGTCAGGGGTCGGGCCAATGGCGACCCAGATGTCGACTGAGGCGCTGATCTCGAAGGCGGTCTTGCCAGTGCCGTGAGATCCAATCGTCGTCGGATTATCGGGCGCAACGTTGGTTGTCGTGCCGGGGCTCGCTTGAGTTTCTGACCAAGCGATCTTCCCCATCAGCGCGACCTCGCCGGGCGCATAGACGTAGCCGCAGGCGATATGGGTGCCCGAAGTGAAAGCCATCGGTTTTCTCCAATTCGCTCTATTTCGCGCCTGCCGAGCGTGAGCAGTTTTGACGCCTTGGCGCGTCGAGC